TCATGCTGCCGATCGGGCTCGAGGTCGTTTCGATCGGCTACCCTGATCGCGAATGGACTGCTGCAGCTCGTCCAACGTCTGAACACCCAGGTGCAGCGACGTGGTCCCGTCGAACCGTTGCCACCATTTGACGCCGGGCACCAGGATCGGCAGTCGATACCGCGGGGCCAGGTGGTTGACCTGGATGTCCCGCACGAAGGTGATGAACGATTCGACCGACGGCCAAAGGGACGCCGCGATCACCTTGTTGAGGAGCGGGACGATCTCGGTCAGCCAACGGCTCTGGTCCGTCGCCCGGTCGGCGTCGTCGGGCACCCACAGATTGCCGCTGAAACCGACCTCGAGGCGGATCGCCGAAGCCTCCGCGGCTGCCTCGCCCTCGATCGTGATCCGGTGTCCATCGGCGTTCATGCCGCCGGCGTTGATCCAGTTGGCCAGGTTCGCCGGACCGAGCAGGTAGCGCAGCGCGCCGGCCGTGGCTCGGGTCCTACCCGCCCGATCCTTGAAGTCGATCCAGAACGCCTCCGGGGCGCCACCCTCGTCGTGCGGGTACCAGCCCGGGAACGGCGGCCGGCCGCGATGCAGCCAAGCCAGACGGTGACGATCGCCAGACAGGCCGATTGTCCAGTTGAACCGGCGCTTCGCCTGATCCTCGATATCGTCGAGCCACTCGGCGAACTCGCCAGGAGTGCCGACTTGGTGCGCAAGGGGCATGTCCTGCCCTCCCGTGTCATGGAGGCCGCAACAGCGGCCGAAATGGCGTTCCGGGGCCTGCCGAGACCTGGAATGACGGCCGACCGGCACAGCCTGGCGTCCGGCATCGCCCGCGGCGACCGACCAAATTGAAGTTCGGCCCATAGCGCCGGATCAGGTCGTCGACATCGACATTCCACGCGCCGCGACATCGGTCGCAGATGACCCTGAGCGACGATCCCCTGGCCTTGATCTTGGCCAGGGTGTCGTGCCCATCGAGCCAGATGCTGCGTCGTCGGCGCTTCATTCGCGCGACGCTATGTTCCCCGTTCGTTCCGCGCAACGAAAAAGACCCCGGCCAGAGACCGGGGTCGAGGATGCCGCTTGAGGAGAGCCTACGGTGCGGGGTCGGGGTCGGCGACCGGCAAGGATGGCGGATCCGCGAGCGCGAGGCCAAGCCATCTCGCGATCACCGGCACATGCAGGATGCCGGTAACCACCGCTCCCCACGATCCGACGAACAGGGCGAACTTGGCATCCTCCATCGCCGGCAGATGCCCGGTGAGATCGACGGTCATAACGACGGCGGTCGCCAGGGCCGTTCCCCAGGTCGCCTTCTTGCCCATGCTTTCGATCAACGGGTTCATTTCTGCGCCTCCGGAATCGCAGACGTGAGCACCGCGGCGTGGCGCTCCATGGCTGCCAGATTGTCGTCGAACCGCCGCAAGGCCGACTTGATCGCGTCGGCCTCCGTCCTGGTGCCGGCGTCGATCTTCGCTGCCATCACGGCGACGTCGTGGCCCATCGTTCCGAAGATCAGGCCCCCGTTGCCGAGGCCCAGCAGGAAGCGAAAAGAGGGCAGACCACCTGAGAAGGCGCCACTGAGCGCGGGGACACGGGCGCCGACCAGCGGCACCAGCGCGCGCTCGACCGCACGGGCAGCCAGGTAGTTGTCGATCGTCGGCCAGTCGTCATCCTGAGCGCCCACGCGCTTGACGACGACCTCGAGAGAAGCACGCAGGCTCTTCAGCCTCGCGATGGTGACGTCGAGGTCTCTGGTGTCGGTCGCCGTCCTGTCACGCGCCAGCTCGGAGACGATCGCGGCATAGCCGACGGTCGAGAAGGCGAGATGCTTGCCGACCGACTGCGCGCGTTCACCGACGGACACCAGCGAGCCGTCGCCGGTCGTCTGGCACGCGCCCAGAACCAGGGGCAGCAGCAGGGCAAGCGCCTGCAGTGGCGCGGTGATGCGCTTCATGGTGGTCTCCGTTGTGGTGATGATCGGGAGCCGACCACCGTGAGGGTCGGTCGCGCGACGAAGATGCAGAAGTGGGTCGGGTCGAGTATCAGTCGTTCCCGGCTGGCTTGCTCCCGCGCCTGATCTCACGGACGGCGAGATAGATCCGCAGCCCCAACAGCAGCGCCGTCATAGCGGCAATGATCAGCGCCAGGCCGGATTCAAGCCACTGAAGGCCCAGCACCGTCGAGGCTGCGGCGCCGGTCGCGATGACGACCTTGTCTTGGATCGGCTGTTCCTGCATGTGCTGCCCTCTCCCCAGAGGTCGTTGATCAGGATGGCGCGGGGGCGCCGCACGTCAGCACTGCCGCCGCCAGTAGAGCGGCCCGGATGATCAGGCGCATGGGCGCCTCCCGTGCTACGGTGTCGGCATGAGATGGATCGTCGCCCTATTTATCAACGCAGGGCTTGGCAGGCCCTACGATGGCGTCCGCCAGGTCGGGGCTTGTGCGATATGAAGACCGACGGAGAGGGCGGGCGGATGGTTTTGGAAGACGATAGCCAGGCGGTCATCGCTGCGGCGTGGCGCTGGGCCCGGTCGACGGCGGCTCTGCCGGGAGTCGGCGATGTCGATCTTGCGACCCTGCAGCGCCTGTTCGATATCACCGCCCGGTTCTGGCGCCAGGCCGGCGCCGATCCGTCGCAGGTTTTCCACTCCGTTCTGACGAGTGACGCGTATCGCCGGGCGCTCGATTCTACCGCGATCGGCAAGTTTCTGGGCACTGGCCTCAAGGCCTATGAGCCGGTCCACGAGCTGATCGCCGCCATCGGCCGTCGCCCTCCCGCTGAATCCGAAGCGATGGACTTCGGCTGTGGCGTCGGCCGCTTGACGGTCCATGCCGCCAAGCGCTTCGCCCGGGTCTACGGCGTCGACGTCTCCCGGGGCCACTTGGACGTCCTGGCCGACAACATCGGAACGACCGCCCCTGCCTTGGCGGGCCGGATCACCGGAGTCCATTTGCCGGACTTGGCAGCCCTACAGGCACTGCCGCAGGTCGACTACATCTTCTCGCTCATCACGCTGCAGCACTCGACGCCGCCGGTGATGGCCCACACCGTAACGGCTCTGCTCAATCGACTGGCGCCTGGCGGCGCAGCGGCGCTGCACGTGCCGATCCATCACCCGTTCTACAGCTTCGACGTGGAGTGCTACCTGGCGGACCCTGCCTCGGGCACCGCGATGGAGATGCACGTCCTGCCGCGCGAGGACCTGCGCGCGGCCGTCCTGCGCAGCGGCTGCCGGCTGCATGACAGCGTCGGTACGGGCATGGGCAAGGGAGTCTACACCGAGATCTTCCTGATCTCGCGCCCACCGGTCAGCTGATGTTCTGACCCCAGCCCGCCCCGAAGCCCGCCGGCACCGTGTGGGCGAACGTGCTGGCGCCGAAGTTGGCGGTGATCGAGTCGCCGCTGGTCTTCATCGTGCACGCCACCAGGAAGTCGGTCGCCAGCGCTGCCGTGACGGCCGAGAACGCCGGGCTGGTCTCGGTCGCCGGATCCGAGCTGCCGAACCAGCTGCCGTTCAGCCCGAAATAGATGTCGGCCACGTCGGCGCCGCCGCTCTGGTACAGCTTGAACGCCATCATGATCACGTCGCTGCCGGTGGCTGCCGAGCCGTAGGCCGAAGCGGTGCCGGCGTTTTCCTTGTATCCGTCCAGCCGCCAGGCGTAGCCGTAGGTGAGATCGCCCAGCTCTCCGTTCGGGGTCTGGTTGGTGTCGATCAGGCCGACCGCCAGGTCCGCGGCGGAGCTGGCGATGTTGGCGACCGTGAACTCGACATAGAAATACCCGGTGTCCCGGCCGGTCTGGGTTCTGGTCGCCTTGCCGCCGCCTGGCGTGGCGTTCATGGTCGCCGTCAGGTTGCCATTCGACAGCGTGATGTTCGCGTCGGTCCCCGCCGCGTTCCACACGTCGTATACCGGCGCCGCGGTCGCCGTTCCGGTCAGCGCCACTTCCACCGGGCTGGCGGCGTTGAACGCGGCGTGCTGCACCGACAGGGTGCCGCTCTTCTCGCCGGTCGTCGTCGGCGCGAACCGCACGGTGAAGCTGGCCGAGGCACCGGCCGCCAGGCTGAACGAGCGAGTGCCGACGATGCTGAACCCGGTCCCCGTGACCGACACCAGCCCGCTCAGCGTGCCGGTGCTGCTGGACTGGTTGGTCACGGTCAGGGTCTCGTCGGTGGTCGCCGTCACCTGGGTGTCGGCGAAGTCGATCGAGCTGGGGCTGACGGTGATCTGCAGGTTCTGGGTGATCGCCCCGGCCGACGGCCGACCCTTCAATTCGGTGACATCGAGCGTGATCGCCCAATACATCGGCTGCACGGATCGGTGCGCGACGTTACGGGTCAGCAGGCCATAGATCCACCAGCCCGCATAGGCGAGGGTGCCGGTGTCCCAATTCCGGAGCACCATGATCGGCGCATGCCGACCGATTGAGTTACCGATCGTCGTGTAGATGGCGTCCTTCTCCGTGGTGGACACAAGATCAAACGGAATGGACACCTCCCGAAACGACTGCTTGGCTGTGACGTTCATTCCGCCGCCGTCGGTCCTGGACTGCATAGACGGGTCGTTCCACGCGTCCTCGGCCCCGACTGAGACAGAGCGATCGAGGACCGTCGGATTCCCCGCGACCACCAGGCCGATCTCCAGCCAGTCCAGCGTCATGTCGATCGCCGTCACGCGCAAATACCGCGCCGTCTGGTCGCCCGGCAGCACCAGTATATCGTCGCTCTGCCCGCTGGTCGGAGTGATCGTGGTGCTGTAGGCGATCGTCGAGAAGTCCGAGGCCGTCGAAAGCTCGAGCAGGATCCGCCCGGCGGGCGTCAGGTTGTGGCCCAGCACCGCCAGCAGCCGGACCGTCTTGTTCGCCCCGAAATCGAAGCTGAACCGGGCCACCGGCGCCATCTTGCGGGTTCGGAACGGCCGGTCGGGGCGATAGTCGGTCAGCCTGTCCTTGTACGGCTCGTCGACGCCCAGGCCGCCGGCGGCATAGATCTGCCGCTGGAAGTCCAGGCTCAGCGTCACCGCATGGGTGGCCGTCACGGTCGCATCCAGGCAGTAGTTCTCGCTCAGGATAGCCGTCTGCTGCGTCATCGGGTCGCCCTCATGCAAACTGCCGGGCCGGCGTCGCCGGGGGCGTGCCGTACAGCGTCGACCGAACGCCGAGCTCGTCTACCGCCTCGATCCCCAGCACCTCGCCTCCCCCGGGCATCCCCGCCTGGTGCGCCTCCCACAGCGCGGTCGCCCGCCCGGTCGCGTCGGCGCCGTAGAGCCGCAGGTTCGCGTGCCATCCGGTGACCACGGCCACTCGGCCGTCCCGCTCCCGCGCCGGCGGCGAGACCGCGATGCGCCCTATCGGGTCGAACGCCCACCCCGCCCCCTGCATCGACTCCGGGCCACCCGCCCAGGTAACCCAGCTGAAACCGGCCAGACCCTGCGCCAGCGCCGAGGCCGAGCCGCTGCGCAGATAGACGTCGACGAACACGGTGTTCATGCGGTGGCCACCTCCATCAGGGCGCTCGGCAGGCGGAACGACAGCGCGATGTACCGTCGCAGATGTCCGCCGAGCTGCAACGTGCCGAGGTTCGAGGCCGCAAGGTAGGCGCTGTCTACGGCCGGCAGCCCTGCGCTGGTGTCGGTACCGGCGCTCGCGCCGTCGATCGCCAGTTCGACGTCGTCCTCGGCCCAGGCCGCAGCCACCGAGGTTGCATCGCCGTCGGTATACGACCCGTCGATCTGCGCCACCGAGCCCGAGGACTTGATCAGCGCCAGGCTCAGCGTGCCGGGCGCACCGCCGTCCCGGACGATGTCCACCCGCTCGCTGCCGGAATCGCCGTGCAGCGACATCAGGTAGAAGGTCTCGGCCGCCACGAACCGGCGCTGGAACGTGGCGATCACCGTCGTCGCGCTGCCACCGAGAGCAGCCGAGAACTTGGTCGAGGTCAGGGTCAGCGCATCGGCAGCCCTGGTGACGGCCGACCCGCCGGTAGCGGCCGCATAGCTGTCCGGCGCCTTCCTGTTGAGCAGGATCTGCGACCCCCAGGCCAGCACGCTCTCCGGCGTGCCGGCGGGCGTGTACGTCTGATTCCCGGAAGCGTCGAGGACATAGACAATTGCCGTCACACCGACACCGTTCGACGTGGCGGTATGGTTGACGCTCATCCAGGCACGATAGATGCCGCCGCCGACGTCCTGCAGCCCGAGGCCGTTGAGAACGCCGCTGTTGAGCGCCGAGCCGGCGGTGATGGTCTCGGCCGAAAGGTCGATCGTCGCGTAATAGCCGATATTGTGGGTGTCCGAGATCACCCGCAGCTCGACCTTGGAAGTGGTATCGCCGGCCTTCAGGAAGAGCGACGTCACGCTGTCGTATGGGCTCGAAATCGCCCCGCGCCTGGACCTGAACGTGTGGATAGCGCTGCCGCCGGTGGCGGTCGCCTCGTCCATGGTGGTCGCGCCGTCCGGTGCGGCCGCCTGGTCCGCAGTGATCGAAACGTCGGAGAGCGCCGCGCCGGTCGAGAGATCGTTTGCGTAGTCGAGCGCCTCGGATCGGGTCCACTCGTTCGTCGCGGCACGCTCCAGCAGCGCCCCGAGGACCGCGTTGCCGGCGCCGGGGTCATGGTCGATCCGCAGTCCGCCGGAAGCGGCCGACTGCAGCACGCCGTCTGCATCGAAGTAGGCTGCGGCCGACGCGCGCGCGAAGATCGTCGCGCCGTCCAGCCCGACGATCGAGAGATTGGCCATTCCCGTGTCTCCTAGCCGTAGGCCGTGATCTCGGCCAGCCGCGTCAGCGGATCGTGCCTGATGGCCACGATCCGGAGGGCCCGGCCTACCGACGCGCTCGATGCCCCGCCGATCGGCGGGGCATCCGGGTGCTCGATCCATGCCTGCTGGCCCAACGTTACGCTGCCGGGCGCCGCCTCGACGGTGAAGGCGAACGGCTCGCGCCCGCCGGCCAGCAGCCCGATCCGCCTGACCGCTTCGGCGGCCGCCGCAGCGGCACCGCGGAGGCCGGTCGGGTGATCCGACGCGGTCGACGCCGGACGGCCCGTCCTGGTCGCCTCGTCGCTCGCCGACGACCAGCGGTATTCGGTGGTCAGGAAGTCCGCCCTGCCCTGGTCGATCGCCACGCCGGCGATATCGGTCTCGGCAGCCGGGCTCCAGTTCCGGTCGTAGCCGAGCCTAACGGTGTGGGGCGGCGGGTCGGCGGTCAGCCGGCGCAGGCCCTCGATCTCGGGCTCCCGGAACACGTGGTCGCAGTCGTCCTCGTCGGTCGCGGTCGGCGCCGACAGCAGCGCCACGCTCAGCAGCCCGGCCCCGGTCGACGTGCGGAACGCACCGACGCTGCCCAGCACGGCCCGCAGCACATCGTCGGCCCGACCTCCCGACGGCACCACCCAGCCGACGGTCTGGGTGCAGGCCGTGTCCAGCGCGTCGAAGGCGTCGCTATCGACCGTAATGCCGGCCTGCACCGCCGTCGCCGCCGCCACCAGCTGCGCCAGGCCGGCGGCGGTGCTGCTGGCCCCGGTGGCGGCCTCGGCCCGCACGTCGGCGGTCAGCTGCCCCTGCGGGTTCCCGCGATAGCGCAGCAGGCCGGTCGACTTGTCGGTCTTGACCTTGCCGCTGGTGATGGTGGCGGCCCCGAGGGCGGTGGTGTCGCCCTCGATCTCCAGGGTCGCGGCCTTGTCGTAGGCCGCCAGCGCCTCGACCTCGATGGTCGTGCCGCACCACTCGACGTCGCCGACCTGCCAGATCCCCAGCGCCCGGTCGACCGGCGTGCACGCGACATTCAGCGGCCGGCCCAGGACGATCTGCTTCAGGGTGCCGGCCAGGTCGTCGGTGCCCCCATAGCTGCCACTGCCGTCGTACTCGTTCGGCTGGATCTCCACGTCGAGTGCGCCCAGCACGTCCTCGCAGGCCAGCTCGAACTTCCCGTTCTCCCAGCCGATGCCGGTGATCACGCCGGTGAAGATCGGAGTGTGACCGGCCAGGGTCGTCAGGCTGTCCAGGCCCCACCACAGCTCGACCGTGTGGCCTTCCCACCAGTATCCCCGCCACGCCGCCAGCGCGCCGGCCTGGCCGACCGCAGCCAGATGGTCGGCAACGGCCAAAGTCACGCCGGCACGATCGCCGCCGCCCCAGGCGCCGTCCAGGTTCTCGATGACGACCGACCGCTCGATCGCCGACACGGTCGACAGGTGCGGCTCGTAGACCTCGTCGTCGTCGGCGTCGTCGATCCAGGGGATGGTTCCGATCCGGGCGGTCACCGTGGCCTCGGCCACCGGGTCCCAGGCCGTCAGCCGGGCCAGCACGTGGCCGGTCTTGCGCGGATCCACGGCCTCAGCCCCCGACCCGCAGGCGACCGCGCATGATGCCCGAAGACTGGATCTGCCGCGCCAGCCCCTCGACCCGGGCCTCGGACCGCGCCATGTCGGCGCGCAGGCCGGCCATGTCCGACCGCAGTCCGCGCAGCTCGGCCACCACGCCCCGGTCGTTCGCTGCCGGTGCCGCGCGCACGCCCAGCCGGCCGCCGATCCGCTCCAGCGGCATGATCGCCTCCGGTCCGGCCTCGCCCAGCACGCCCAGGCCGCCGCCCATGCCGAACAGGGTGGGGCGGTCGAAGATGTCGCCGTTGCCGTACAGGTTCACCGGCACGCCGTTGACGAACACGCCGCCGGACGCGAAGCCGAGCGCCCGCACGATCGCATCGACCGCCGGGTTCTGATCGCGCAGCGCGTTCAGCTGGCCCTGCCCGAAGCCCGTCGGGGTCGGCAGCCCGACTGCCGCCAGGGCGTTGTAGATGTTCCGGTTTCGGTCCGGATTGCGCCCGAAGTCGAAGCCGCCGGCGGCCGCCGTGTCGGACGGCGTGCCGCTCAGCCCGCCCAGCGCGCCGATCTGCTCGTCGATCGACTTTAGCACGCCCAGCTGCTGCTCCTCGATCGACTCCTGCCGCGACGCGGTCGACGCCAGCGCCGCCTGGACCCGGTTGAACTCATCCTGGTACCCGGCCGAGCTGGCGTAGTAATCGCGCGCCGCCTCCAGCAGGGTCTGCGACAGGTCCGGCAGCCGCTGGATCGCGTCCTGGCTCTCGGCGTCGTTCGGCGTGCCGTCGTTGGCTAGGTCGAACGCCGCCTGGAACTGCCGGCGGGCCTCGTTCAACCGGTCCAGCGGTGACAGCGGCGACAGGTTCGGGTCGACCAGCAGCCCGGCCGCCGCCTGGCGCAGCCGCCGGGCATTGTCGTTCGCGGCCTTGGCGAACGCGTCGGTCTCGCCGCGCAGGTCCTGTAGGCCCGCCAGCTCGTCCTGGCGCACCGCCGCCAGGGCCTGCTCGTTCAGGATCGTGGTGATGATGGCGCGTGCGCCGTCGTCCACGATCTGGCCGGAATTGAGGATGTTGTTCAGGTCCGCCAGCGACGCGCCACCCAACGACTGCCGGATCTGCGCCTCGAACAGCCCCTGGACGGGGTTCGAGCGGTCCTGCGGATACTGGATGCCCAGGGCCGCCGCATCGCTGAGGTTCACGTCGCGGGCGTCGACGAATCCCTGGATCGTGTTGATCACCCCCAGCCCGTTGGCGGCGTTGGTCTGCGCCTGGATGCTGTCGTTGAAGTCCTTCTGCAGGCTGGCCTGCAGGGCGTCGGTCGCGTCGGCGATCACCTGGGTGGTGTCGATCAGCGAGGCGTTCAGCTCGGGGAATGCGGTGTTCGCGGCCTCGATCTGGTCGTTGACGTCCTCAATCGTGCCCTTCAGCGCATCCAGGCGGGCGTTGCCGGTCTCCAGCGCCTGGGCGAACGGGCCCTTGAGCGCCGGGTCCCACTCGCCGGTGATCTGCTGGACGAGCTGGTCGATGCTGCCGGTGGCGATCTCGGTGGCGAGCCCGACCCGCTCCAAGTTGGCGGCGTAGTTGTCCGACTTCGCCGTGACCTCTTCGCTGGTGCCGATGATCCGGTCGAACACCCGCGCGCCAGGCGCCGCCATGGCCGCGTCGTAGCCGGCGTCGCCGGGGTTCAGATAGCGCTCATCCTCGCCGCGGGTGCCGACCAGGACACTCTTGACGGCCTTCCGTTCGCCGACCTGCTTGGTCACTTCGGCCGGGAACAGCTCCAGAGCCTTCGACAGGCTGTCGACGACAGGCTGCCCGTTCTGCTCGACCCAAGTCCGCGCCGCATCCTGAGTCGCCACCGTCGACTGCGCCAGCGCCAGGGTGTTGGCGTCGACACCCTGTCCGAGATCATCCAGTGCCTTGCCAAGCCGCTCGAAGTGGTCGGCGAACTCGAGGTCGGCCAGCAGCCCTTCGGTCGTGGTTGCCGCGGTGTTTGCCGCAGCCTCGGCCAGCGTGGCGCTGTCGAACTTGAACGCCTCCTGGACCGCGAACTTCAACGCCTCGAAGATCGCCCGTTCCTGGCTCTGCCCCTCGGCGACGCGCTTCTCCGCCTCGCCGCGGATGAAGGCGTTGACCTCGAAACCCTGCGACCGGCCGCTGCCGCTCTCCGGGCCCTGGTAGTTCGCGACCCGGAACCGCAGCGATTCCTCTATCGTCGCGCTGAACCGGTCGGCTGAGTCGGCGATCAGGTCGGCGATAGCCTCGGCAATCGGGCGCAGGGACTCGCCGTTGCCGCCGTTGTCGGCAGTGAACGGATCGATCCCGGCGACGTCGAACGCCTTGCGGTGGCCGAGACCGGGGCTGAAGTCGGCGATACCGACCGGCCCAACGCTTGGATTCCCGCCGAACAGCGAGGGACCGAGGATCGACAGCAGGGCGAGACCGATACCGATATAGGGCAGCGCGGCACCCAGGCTGGCGCCGAGACCGGTCAGACCGCCGGACGCAGCCAAGGAACCGCCGGCCGTCGCAGCGCCGATAGCGCCGCCGGAGGATGCCGTCGCGCCACCAGCCACCGTTCCGAAACCGCCCAGCGGGCCCGTGGCTGCCAGCCCGCCCGATACCGTGGAGGCCACCCCGGCCGGGACCGCGCCGCCCGCAAAGAACATCCCCGGCGCCGTCGCCAGCGTGCCGGCCCCGTAGGACAGCCCCAACGACTGCCCGAGACCGGACATCGCGAAGTTGTTGAACAGCCCGTCCGTCGGAATCAGGTTCGTGATGCTCGACAGCGGGTTGCCGCTGCCGAACAGCCCGCTGCCGGCCGCCGACTGAGCCACCCCCGCAGCCTGTCCGGACAGCCCGAACAGGCCCGGCACGCCGCCGACCACCTGCGTCGCGATCGGGATCACGATCTGCTGGGTCGCCGCAGCGGCCAGCACGTTCGCCAGCGCGCGCAGGATGGTGTCTTCGAAGAACTCAGCGAAGTCGACGGTCTCGCCCTTGAGGGTCTTGAAGAACGAGTCGCCCAACGCCTGTTCCGAGAACTCGCCGATCCGGTCGATGACCTTCTCGTATGCCTTGGCGGCCTCCTCGGCGGCCTTCTTCTGTTCCGCCGCCAGCTTCTTGGCCTGCGCCTCCGCCTCCTTCTGGGCGTCGGTGATGCCCTCGATGGCGCGCTTTTCCTCGTTCCGTCGCTGGATCAGTTCGCGGATCAGGTCAGCTTCGAGCCCGTCCTGGTCGAGCTTGAGCTTCTGGATGATCTGGTCGGCCTCGCGGGCATCCTTGACCGCGTTGATCGCCTCTTCGCCCTGGCCATAGGCTTGCCGGAGATTCTGCTGGTAGCGCAGTTCTTCCTGCAGGCCCTCAATCGTGTCGGCCCGCTGGTCGGCGAGGGCGGCGGCGGCCTTATCGACCTTGCTGATCCCGTCGCCGGTGTTGATCAGCTCCTTCTGGGTCGCGGTCGCGGTGCCGGCCAGGACCGCCATATTGGCGTCGAGCAGCCGCAGCTTGTCGGCAAGCTCTGCCGACTTGGTAGCCGGGTCGGCCAGCGCCAGAGCCGCCTTGCGGGCCGCGTCGGAGAACGGGCCGCCCTGCTGTGCCACCTTGTCGAGCGCGACGGCAAGCCGGCCGGCCGCCTCGATATCGTCAGGCGCCGCGCGACGGAACTCGTCGAGCGCCCGGACCATCTCGAGCACGCTTTCCGGCTGCTGGCCCATCGGCATCTGCGTGCCGACCTCGGACATGCGCCGCGACAGCTCGGCCGCATCGTCCAACTCGTCGAGCAGGCCGCCGAGCGCCGCGCGCTGATCGGCGATCGCCTCGACGACCTGGTTCCGCGCCGCGGTCAGGCGCAGGCGCTCGACCTCGCGCATCGTGTCCGAGAGGCTGGCATAGTGCCTGGTCAGGTCCTGGACGCTGGTCGACTCTTCGTCGAACCCGCTACGCAGGGTGCGCCCGGAGGCGATGGCCTGCTGAAGGTTGCGGTCCACGGCTCCGACGGCGGCGTCATACGACTTGACGGCCTTCTCAGCCGCAGATGCGCCATCGCCCATATCGAAGAGCATCACCGCCAGCGCGCCGACCACGGCACCGGCAGCACCGAGAATCGCCCCCCATGGCCCGAACATCGAGATGAACTGCGTGCCCTGCTGAATCAGGGGCCGAATGATGCCTTGCCCGCTGGCGAGCTGCGTGAAGAAGTCGCCGACCTGATACCCCGCCTGCTGTGCGACCGTGCCGAACTGGCGATAGTGCGCGGCGCCAGTAGCAACCGACCGAGCGGCGTTGTCGTTCGCTGTAGACACCCCGGACAGTTGCCGCCGGAGTTGACCGAGTACCCGGATCTTCTCTTCCTCGGTGCTGACACCCTGCCTGATCGCCCGGTCGAGCACCTGCTCGGCCCGGGCCAGTCTCTGGATTGCCGCCTCGGTCGGGTCGGTCTGGGCTTTCAGTCGATTGAGGGCGCTGGCCGCGCTGGCCTGGGCCTTGTTCAGAACCTCGAAGCCGGAGGCGCTGACCTTGACCCCGGCCGACATCTTGTCGGCGCCGTCGGCCACGCGCTCCATCGAGCGCACCGCCGCATCGGCACCGGCCTGCGTCTTGTCGAGGATCGTGACTTCCTCGATGACCTGGTTCATCTCGACGGCCATGAAGCCTCCGCCAGCGACGGTTGTGCAGGTACGGGGCCGGCACTGCAGGTCGAACCGCCACACCTGGGGGCGGATGTCGCAGAGAAGCCGGCGACCTCACTCTGCCGCCGGCTTCTTCTCGGTCCTGAGCGGCCAGCTTTCGTCGTCGATGGCACGGACCATCCGAACAGCCCGCGCGATCTCGACCCGGTCTGTCTCGCCCTCGACGTCGCGCATCCACTGGATGATCGCCCCGGAAGGGATCGAGCCGGCCGACATACCGACCGGCCGGTCCGCATCGGTGCCGACGAATGCCCGCCAGTAGCGGAGGATCCAGGGATTCAGGTCGGGCGGGTCGGCGAGGTGCTCGGGAACATCCTCACCGATCTCGATGTGCGCCCTGATCAGCTCTTCGGCTTGCCGCCCCCAGCCGAACCGCCAGCGGGCGTACTCGCGGAGTTTTTTTCCGTCGCCTCGTCGGCCGCGGCCTGGAAGTTCGCCTCGTCGAGCGCGATCTGGAGCATCTTGCCCCGGAACGCCTTGAACTTCGGCTTCACCAGCAGCGCCGCGAACCGCTTCTGATCCTCGGCGCTCGACAGGTCGACATCGATCGCCTTGCCGTCGTCGGTGAAGCCGACGAACTCCGTCACCAGGCCCTGCGCCAGCCAGTCGGCGTGGATGCGCGCCAGGATGTCGGCCGGGATCTCCTTCCAGGTTGCATAGGGCTTGTACAGGCGCTCGCGCACCTTCTGCGCCCGCTCCGAGCCGGCCGAGCGGATGCAGATGTGGGCGCCCTGGCCGAACTCGATGCGCTTGCCCTGCTCGTAGAGGTCGACGTCGACCGCGAATTCGCTGATGTCCATGATGCTGGTCCTTTCGCTGGATGCTGGGGGTGGCGGCCGGGTGCCCAGCAACACCCGGCCGCCCGTCACGCGCGTGACGTTCAGATCCCCGCCGGAGCGGGTGCTGGGGATGCCGCGGATCAGGCCGCCATGCGGTCGAGTTGGATCGAGCAGCCGTAGGTGCTGGACGGATCGGCCATGCCCTCGAACCGCGCCATCACGGGCTGGTTCGGTCCGCCGATGGTGATCGTGGAGGTGCCGAGCACCACGATCGGGATCGTGATGATGTAGGTGTTCCCCGCCGTGTCCGTGACGCGGTAGCTGAACTCCTTCTCCGTCTCGGCCTTGTAGGCGTCGTACAGGTCGTAGTCGGCGAAGTAGATCTCGGTCTGGATGCTCACGTTCAGGCCGCCGACGGACCCGACGCCCTGCGCGTCCGAGCTGCCGAGCGCGAACGCCAGGGCCGCACCGTCGCGGCTGATCGTGGTGTTCAGGTTCATGATCTTCGACGTCGTCGCCGTGCCGTCGATGTTAAGGCTCTGGAAGTGCCCGACCGTGTTCATCACCTTGGCCGTCGGCGCGGCGACCGGGTTCGAGCCGACCTCGGTGGCGGCCTTCGTCTCGTTCTTGCACAGCGCGTCGAGCGTGCCGCTGAAGAACTGGCCGCGGGCGGCGTTGATCTGGCCGCCGGTGAAGAAGGTGCCCGGGTAGATGAAGCCGATCGCCGAACTCAGCCGCTTCTGGATCGAGAAGCTGTTGAAGGTCGTCGCGTTGCGCAGCATCGAGCCGGTGATCGTGATGGTCTCGGCGGTGCCGCCGGCATCGTCCGCCGGCCCCGGCGCGACGGTGATCTGCGACCCGTCGGTGTTCTTGGCGGTGACGCGGAAATACCCGTTCGCGCCCGAGGTCGAGAAGCCCGCGACCTTGATCCACTGGCCGACAGTCACGTCGTCGAAGTCGCTGGCGACGCCGGTGAATGTGCCGGCCGAACCGTCCGACGCGGTCTGGGCGGCGGCGATGCCGGTGGCAGAGATCGCCAGATTCGCGGTCCACGCGCCGGTCAGCAGGCCGGCCAGCAGGGCGTCGGTGTTGTTGTAGGAGATACCGAACTGCAGGTTGCCGCGGGCCTGGACGTCCTGGGTGACGGCGGCCGAGACCTGCCAGTCGGAGCGGATCTCGCCCGGCCGCGTGCGGTTCTTCTGCTCGCTGAAGCCCTCGGAGTTGACCCGGAACTTCTGATAGGCGCCCGAGGTCGCCGGGGAGGTGCCCCAGGTCGCCTCGGTCGCATGGGAGAGTTCGAGATCGTTGGAATCGGTGCCAGCGAGATACGAAGCGGTCGCCATGTCGGCCTCCTTTCAGGGAACGAGAGAGCGCCGCCGCAAGCGGGCGCCGTGGTGGATCGGGGGTGTCGGGAGCGGTCAGCCGACCGCGAGCAGGCGGAACGTGATGCCGTAGGAGATGCCCCAGAACACGCCCTCGAGGCCGGGGATCTCGCGCTCGCCGGAGGTGCCCGGCAGGCGCTCATCGAAGCGGACGCCGTTCTGTTCCTCGCCGCGGAACAGCTCCCAGAGGCCGTCTCCAACCGCGTCGGCAGCGGCCTCGGTGGCGCCGAGCGGGACCATGACGTGCACCATGAAGGCGCCGGCCTCGTCCCACATCGGCGCATCGGGCGCCCCGATGTCTGCCCGGCGGATGCCGGACCCCGGATAGGCGATCATCGCCCACGGGCCCGCCGGCGGCGTGAAGGTCTCGTTCGGCCGCTTGATCGGCGCGGCGGTCTCGTCCCAGCCGGCGAGGATGGTCTCGACGGCAGCCTTGACGATGGCGCTGGTCATCGGCGCCTCTTCGGCGAGAGCTGGATGTACGGGTACCTGGTGTCGCGCGAAGCCGTGGCGCCGAGGAACGTGCCGTAGGAGAACCGCACGTCGACGATGTTGCCGAACCGCGCCTTCACGATGGCGGTCGCCGCCTCATAGACCCCGTCCGGCGCCTGCTTCTTCGACCAGCCCTTTTCGATCTTCCGGGCGTAGGGCAGCAGGTTTACGAAGGTGACGATGTCGTCGGGCTGCACGTCGACCGGGGGCTCGCGCTCCTCGCCGTTGACCAGCAGCAGGTGGCGGTCGCGATAGACGATGCTGTCGACGGTCTTCGGGTTCTGGTCGACCGGCGAAAGCTGCGCCAGGGCCTCCCAGGTGAAGTCGATCGCAGCCGCGCGGACCGCGAACAGGGCCACCACGACGCCGCCGGGCTTCACGCTCTCGATCGCCGCGCCACGGCGCCCGTCGACGATGACCTCGTGTCCGACCCGCTGGCCTGTCGCGCGGTCGTTGATGGCGCTCACTTCGGCGATGGTCTCGCGCGCCACCCGGATCAGCATCTGCCGGCGAGGCTCGCCGGTCAGCCGCTCCCGCAGGTGGACGACGGCCTCGCGCGGCTTGAGGCGGGCCATCAGCCCCGGACCTGCAGATCCCAGGCGACCGGAACGCCGTCGCCGTAGATCGCCGTGGCATTCACGACGGTGAACTGCTTGCCCTCGAACGTCAGCCGGTCGGTCGCCTTCGGGCTGTCCGACATGCCGGCATCGTCCAGCGCGTCCTCCAGGATGACCACGCGCCGGTCGCCGACCTGGACGCCGCCCGCGATCTCCTCGGCCGAGTAGCCGGCGATCGCGGCGCGGACGCTGTAGTCGCGGCTGAAATCGAAGGTGACGGCCGCATCCTCGGCCGCATCGGCGGCGAGCACGGGCGTGAACGGCACGTTCGTGAAGCGGTTCGACGACGCGGCGACCGGGCTGGCGATCGTGTAGACCGTCGCGTCCCCCGCGATCGTGAAGGTGTCGCCGCCCAGCAGCTTGCCGACGGTGAACGTGGCGTCTATCGAGATCGCCGACACCCCGGCCAGCGCCGCGGCGTAGACCTTGAAGCTGGAGCCCTGCGGCGGGCTCTGCGTGATGCCGGACCCGGTCGTGCTGCGATAGGTGACGGTCGCGCCCCAGGACGCTTCGAGCTGCCACATCTGCTGGTCGGTGTCGCGCTCGACCGGCTGCACCGCATCGATGGTGAAGGGGCTGCCGCCGAAGGTCAGCACGTCGCCGGCGGCCGGCGATGCCACCTCGGCGCGCCGGACGTGGAACCGGGTGCGGTCGACGACGACCTTGATCGGCCCCATCTGCACCGGCTCTCCGCCGCCCTGGCGGATGACCCGGCAGTTGACCGCCGAGCCGCCGTCGGGCGTGAAGGTCGACAGCCGACCGCGCGTCTGGAACAGCGTGCGGACGTGGGGAGTGAAGTCCATCGCGAGGAACTCCTCGAGCGGCTGGAAGGGAAAGCAGGTCAGCGCAGAACCGGGCGTGCAGTTGACGACGCGGACGCCGGCCTGGCGCAGTGCGGCGGTCATGCGCTCCATCGGCGCCATGAAGCGCTCGTAATGGGCGGCTTCCGGCTCCTTGATCGTGCGGTCGTGCCAGTGGCCGACCGGCCTGAACTCGAACCCCAGGAGGGCGATCAGCGGCGACCCGAACAGGGAGGCCACGTTGATCGCGGATCCGCCGGCATCGATTGCGGCGCCGGTCTTCGTCGGGTCGACCGAGAGGGGCGTCACCGGATCGCGCGGGACGTAGCGAACGCCTGACGCCAGCAGCGCCTCGGTGATCCGCTTCGCCTTGCCGTCCGGGATGTTCGGGGTGCCGCGCTTGTCGAGCTCGGCGCGGCTGATCTTGTACTGGCCGGTGTGCAGGTGCAGCCGTTGCCAGTTCGCGTCTATCCAGCGCGGGTCGCACCAGTAGAGCACGTCGGCCCATGGCGCGAGGGTCAGGCCCGACTCCTTGACCCCGATGACGCGACCGCGCCCGCGCAGGATCGAGGCGTCGAAGCCCTTGAGGGAAGCGCCACCCCCGAGAATGAAGCAGGTCTCGCCCGCCCACTCCCGGGGGATGCGCCAAGGCGTCGGCTTCACGCGATCAGGTGCGCTTGCCCTGGATCAGCGCCCGCGGGCGGGTGCAGATCTCGAGGGCGTTCATCTGGGTATCCAGATGGATGCCCTTGCCGTTCAGCATCATGTACTGCTTCATGTACAGGCGCCGACCCATGGTGTTCACGGTCTCGATGTAGTCGGCCGGCGCGTAGTAGGTCCGGAAGAGCCCGGGAACGCCCGTCGGGAAGATGTGGCACTTGTCGGTGTTGACGAAGGTCGTCGAGCCGACGGAGCCGCGGTAGTTCTCCCACATGATTCCGCCGAACGGAAACGCGCCGTAGGACAGACCGCCCTGGACGTAGCCCTGGCGGAGTTCCTGGGCCGCCGTCCAGTTCTTGTAGGTCTCGCGGACCTCCGGATGCGCGATCAGGTCGTCGAAGAACGCGTCGCCGCAGAACGCATGCAGACCGGAGAACGGGAGCCCCTCGAGGACACCCGCCATCGACCGGACCACGCCCGCACAGGCCTTGCGAAGAGCGCCGGACGCCGGCGTGGTGTTGTCCAGGTCGAAGTCGACCTCGGTCAGCTGCGACACGCCGAACTCCGTGAACAGGTTCAGAGTGGTGCCATCGGCGTAGGTGACCGTGCCCTTGACCGCGCCGATCCGGCTGTACTCCTGCGTTGCCGCGTAAGACTGGGTGTGGATGGCACCGCGCTCGGCGACCTTCCCCATCACCGTCTCGATCTCGGTCTCGGACCCGAATGCCCGGACGCCCTGGACCTCCTCGGCCATGACCGAGTCCTCGATCGGGAAGTGCGGGACGGTCAAATTGCGCAGGGTGCGCTTGACCTTGGTCAGGGTTCCGCCGGGCGCGCCGCGGGCGGCGGGCGAGACGAGCGCGAGGGTCCCATCCTTCTCCTCGATGGCAACCGAGGTGGTGGTGACTCCGGACTCGTTGAACAGCCCCATCTGTCCGATGCGGCCGGGCACGAACCTGATCTTGTTGACCGCGTCCGTGAGGTTGGTGACGCTGAACGCGTCGGAGTTGAAGACGTCGAGCATAACCATGGTCTTTGCTCCTTCGTGATCGGCGGTTCAGCGCCGTCGTGGTGTCAGGGAACCGCTCAGTCGCGGACGATGATGCCGAGCAGCGCGAGGCTCGCGATGGTCAGGACGCGCTCGTTCCCGGTGGAGGTCTCCGTCGGGAACGTCAGCAGGTTGCCGTTCACCTCGGCATCGCGGGCGATGTAGGTGCGGGTCTGCGTCTCGGTGGAGTCGGACGCGCCGGGGTAGACCATGATGCCCTTGGCCTGGGCGACCAGGTCGCCGGCCGAATCCAGGGTGCCGGTCATGGTGGTCAGGCCGCCGGAGCCGTCGACCTGGACGATCTCGCCCACGACGAGGGTCTGGCCGACCGCGATGGCCGCGCTCTCGCGCGAGCGGGTGCCGGCGGCTTCCGACAGGATGAAGTTGGCCGCCGGGTAGGCTTCCGTCAGGGTGGTCATGGTTCAGCCCTCCTTCGGCTGCGTGGCTTCGATGCGTGCGTTGACCTTGCCGACGGCCTTGTTCCAGCCCTCGGCGGCGTTCGGAACGCCGGTATCGGCGGCGATCGAACTGCGGATCTCCGGGCTCTGCGCCTTCACGATGCGATCCCAGAGCGAGGCGCGGACATCCTCGACGGACGTGCCGGCGGCGATGTAGGCGTCGGCCGCATCCGCCTTGATGGCGGGCGCCAGCAGGCCGGCGTCCTTGACCAGGGCCCGGGTGGTCTCGACAGAGCCGACCTTGGCCTTGACCTGGTCCATGGTCGCCTTCTCGCGGATCAGCGGGCCGGCCAGCGCCGGGCAGCCGTTGGCCGCGCAGTATTCCGCGATCTCCGCCGGGTCTGCGGCCTTCGGGGTCTCGGGCGCGGGCGGATCGGCCTCGGCCTTCTCGCCATCGCCCTTGCCCGCCTCTTCCTCGGGCTCGACCTCGGGCTCCGGGGTGTCATCCTCCGGGGCTTCCGGCGCCTCGGGCTCCGAGGCGGTCGCGCTCGCGCGCACGTCGGTGGGTGCCGCGGAACCCATGAGGCTCCGCAGGTGGTCGCTGATTGCCATCACGGCCTCCTGTTACTGAAGCGGTCGGCCGAACGGCCGGCGGGCGATGTCCCGGGCGAACGCCTGGAACACGTCGATCGGATCGGCGATGCCGTCCGCGAGGCGGAGGCGCACGGCCTCCTGGCCGACGAAGGTGGCGGCCTGGGTGTCGATCACGGCCTTCTCGGAGATGCCGCGCCACTTCGCGACCCGGCCGACGAACTCCCGGCCGAGGTAGTCGATGCGGGCCTGGATCCGGTCTGCGGCGTCGGCGCTCAGATCCTCGAACGGGTTGCCGTCGGCCTTCCTCTCGCCGAACCGGAACACCGTCGCCTTGATGCCCTCGGCTTCCAGCATCGTCTGGTAGGACATATGCACCACGACGGCGCCGATGGAGCCGACGCCGGCGGTGCTGGACGCCAGCCAGACCTCATCGGCGGCGCAGGCGAGCAGGTAGCCGGCCGAGTAGGCCATCTCGTCGGAAACCGCGATGATCGGCTTGCGCCCGCGGGCTGCGAAGATCCGGTCGGCCAGCTGGAACGCGCCGTGGACTTCTCCGCCGGCCGTGTGATGGTCGAGTATGATGCCGCGGACCATCGTGGAGTCCATGGCGGTCTGGAACTGCGCCCCGATCCCGTCGTAGCCCATCACGCCGGACGATTTGCCGATGAAGCCCTGCTTGTGCGCCAGGCTGCCAGAGATGTTGATGACCGCGATGCCGCTCGACGGGTCGAACAGGAACGGCATGCCTCCGCTGCGGTCGACCATTCGCTTTTCCTGCAGCGGCCCGGCCTTCGGCGCCTGCACGAACTCAGCTGACGCCGCCACGTTCACCTCGACCCCCTGGCGGCGCAGCACGGCCGCGACGACCACCTCGGCCTTCGTCGGGTGCGCCAGCAGCGGCTCGTTGATCAGCCGCGACAGGACGTGCGGATAGTCGTGGGGTTGCGTCATGCGCACCTCCCGGTGTCAGGCTGCGGCGCGGACCTGCGTGCGGCGGAACGCCTCGACGATCACGTCTTCGTCGTCCTGGCGGTACTCGATGATCTGGCCGGGGCCGGCGAACGGCAGCTGCTGGCCCCACTTCAGGCCCCACTTCCGCTCGTAGTCCTCCGGGCGCTCCACCAGAGGGCTCCGGTGCTTCACGAAGCAGACGTAGCGGGTCGCCCGCATGTGCATGGCGATGTGCATCGGCCCGACCCCCATCGAGAGGGAGCAGGCCGCCTCCTGGTAAAGCGCGGCCCGGACGGAAAGGTCGATCGCCGCCTCGCGACACCACCGGAACCCCTGCGGCAGCCGGCCGGCGGCGGTCGCGGTGTCCGGCACCATCACCACGTCGTGGCCCTCGGCCATCAACGTCGAGGCGGCACCCAGCCATTCGCCGATGTCGCAGTTCTTCTCCGGAACCGCCGGGTTCTGCCGGATCGTGATCACGGCGGCGCCCGGGTGCGGCGACGGCACGGAGGCCCGCAGGCGGCGCACGTCCCGGCCGGCGGCGTGCTGGCGGATCGTCTCGGCGACGAAGGTCGAGGGCTTGAGTGCGTCGGACCGGCGGCGCCATTCCTCCGCACGCGCCGGGTCCGTGATCATCTCGACTCCCGCGCCCGGCAGCAGCCGGCAGGCGGGGACGATGACGCGCTCGACCCTGGCCATCTTGTCGGCCGCCGAGAGCGCCTTGTCCTTCGGCGACCTGTCGCGGAACCGGTCGGCCAGGACGACGAAGCGCACAACCTCATAGCCGGCCATCGCGTCGACCGTGGCGATCCAGGGGACGATGTCGAACGTCGCCGGCCGCTCGGCCATGTCGTAGACCGCGACCCTCATGCCGCCTGCTTCCCCTGGCTGTCCTGCTGTCCGTCCTGCGCCGACTGGCCGGGCTGCTGGGTCGACCCGCTGCCCTTCTTCTGCCTGCCGTCGGAATCGTACTTCAGCCCCAGCTTGTCGGCCCGCGCGTTGTCCGCAGCCTGCTCGGCGTCGATCTCTGCGGAGTCGAGGCCGCGCTCGGATGCTTTCTGCGACCGCGAGGCGATGCCGGCGCGGATCTCGGCTTCGGTCGCCTCGATGTCCTGGGTCGGATTGATGTAGGGCCACGCCTGCGGCACCCACTTCACCACGTCCTGCGCTTCCGCCGGCCGCAGCGCGCCCGTCAGACGCGCCGTCGCCATCCATCGCGACCACACCGGCCGGCAGAACTGATAGACCAGAATGTGGTGCTGCCACATCTCGCACCGGCGCTTGAACTCGTTGAACGCCGCGCGCCAGGTCCGGTCGTTGAGGCTGCTGAAGTCGCCCGTCAGCTGCTCGTACAGCAGGCCTGCGAAAGCGGCGATCAGCCGATGCTGGTCGCGCTTGTACACCTCGTACATGCCGCCGACGTCCTGGGGGCTGCTCCACTCCAGTTCTTCGCCGGGCTCCAGGAGGTTGATCGTCCCCGGTTCCGACGACACCGACCCGATGCCGTCCTCTAGCTCGGCATCCTCGCCCCAGATGTCCTTCAGTTCCTCGGCGGTGATGCCCTGCGGCAGGTTGCGCTTGACCGACCCGACGTACATCGCCGCGACCTTCTTGCGCATCAGTTCGGCGTCGTCGTAGCCGTCCAGGTCCTTCAGCTTCGGCAACGCTTGGGTGATCCAGGGAACGCCGCGGACCTGGCCGGGCCGGGCGCTGAACGCGTCATAGACGTGCAGCACCTCGGAAGCCGGCACGCGCACCGGCATCATGTCGAAGGTCTGGAGGACTTGCCGGTCGGACGGATGCTGGCGGTACATCCAGTATGCGACCCGCTGACCGACGGGGTTGAACTCGACCCCCTGCCGGATCCAGCCGCGCCCGTTCGGCAGCGTCTCGTTCTTGTCCATGGGCACGTAGTCGGATTCCAGCACCTGGAGCTGGAGCGGGACCGTCAGGCCGTCTTCCGGGCGCCTCGGGCGGAACCGGATGAAGCACTCGCCGGATACGGGGAGGGCGCGGGCGATCTGCGCCTGCATGCCGTAGAAGTCGAGCGTTCCGTCGGCCGATGCCTCGTCCGTCCAGCGCGCCCACAGATCGCGGGCCCGCGTCGAGGTCGGCTGCGGCATGATCCCGGTGCCGACGATGTTCGCCGCCAGCCGGTCGGCGATGACCTTCGCGAGACCGTTCTTGCGGTCGGCGTCGCGAGCCTGCGCCCGCAGCGCGTCCGACGAATAGTCGAGTGCGGCGTTCGGTCCGAAGCTGCCGACGCGCATCGCCAGCGAGCGTCGGCCGGTGCCGGTCGTCTCATAGGCAGTCGAGGCGCGCGGCTCCACATAGACCGACGTCCCCTTGATCCTGAAGCGCACGGGCGAGCGAGCGGCCATCGGCTAGAACCCCTTGCTCGTGGTGAACCGCAGCGTGCGGGTCCGCTTGACGGTCGACCCGGCGACCTCGTTCTCGATCAGCCGCAGCGTCTCGCGCATCTCGGCCAGCGACCGATAGACGACGCGCGAGCCGTCGCTGTAGGTCACATCCTTGGCGCCGGCAGCGATGGCAGCCTTCAGAGCGTCGGCGTCGTCCTGAGTCCAGGCCATGCGCCCTCCTACCGGCTCATGAACGAGCTGCGCACCGAGCGCCGTCTCTTCGGCTTCGCCGGCGCATCCACGGCCTTGACCACGGGCGCGGGCGCCGGTGCGGCTTCGGTTTCGGCCGCCTCGACCTCGGGATCCGCCTGGGGCTCATCGGCCTCCGGCTCGGCGACTTGCGGCGTGACCGGCAGGCGCCCGGCCTCGACTGCACGCAGGAACCGCCGGTCGACCTGTTGCAGCCCGCACACCGCGGCATAGGCGTAGACCAGGCAGACGCCGGCCTCGTGGCTTTCCTTCGGCTTGACCCACTCGGTGAACCCACCCTTGCGGATCGTCAGGCGCTCGCGCGTCAGCTGGCGAAACCATTCGTCGTCCAGATCCTCGGACCCGCTCGGGGCCTGCGCCGGGAAGTGGACGTAGCGTGCACCCGGCCGCTCGACCGCCAGGGACCGGTAGACGAAGTCGCGCGCCGCGTTGCCGCCGATCAGGTAGACCGTCCCACCCTTGCCCTTCGACGGCTTGCGGGGCCACACCGGGCGGCGGCGGCCCTTCTGTTCGGATGCACCCTTGATCGCCCAGATCCTGGGGTTGCTCTCCGACGAATGGGCCGATGCAAACTCGTAGGTCTCGGCCGTGTGGTGGCCGCCGGAGTCGATCGCCGCAGCGGAGATCGGATACCGCCGGCCGTCGACCGCGACGAACCCGCGCTTGAGCAGGTCGTACAGCTCCTGCCAGACCTTCGGGCCCGACGGGTCGCCGCGGATGATCCAGTGCCCGATCAGCCAGCACTCGGAGCCCTTGCCCCAGCCGTAGATGCTCGCCTCGATGCGCGGATCGACGCCCTCGGCCGACTGCACGTCGGCACCCACCGTCAGGAACAGCACCCCGGGCGGCAGCTCGGATGGGTACGCCTCGCGCCGGCCGGTGAACCTCTCGACCTTCAGTTCCTGGCCATAGGTCAGTTTGTACGGCCGGCCGAGGCGGAGGTTGACGAACGGCTGAACCAGCGTCGCCGGGTCGCTCTGTGCGTCGAGCCATTCCTGGACGATCACAGGCCAGGCCGCGTTCGGGTTGAGAGACATGCCGGTCCAGAGGTGGAAGCCGGCATGCCCGGGCGTGCGGGGCTTGGCCGTCGGCCGCCATTCGCCGGCGGCATCCATCTCGACCTTGTGGCCCTCCTCGATCACGCAGCCGTTGCGGCAGACGTACCAGACCCCCTTGATCGTGCCGCCGTCGTCGAGCTCCCACTTCAGGCCGTGGGCGACCTCGGGGCCGCCCCACTCCAGGAACTGCATCTCCCCGCAGTGCGGGCAGGGGACGAAGTACCGCCGCTGGTCCGACCTCAGCCACTCTCGCCAGACCCGCGACGTCTCTTCGATGACCGGCGTGCCGCCGCGGATCTGCTTGCGGTTCCAGTAGGTCTCGCCACGGGTCCAGAACAGCTTGAACTTGTCGCCCTGGCTCTTGGCGCCGGCCGACGACCAGCCCTCGGCGTCGACCTCGTCTGCGGCCTGGAACCGCGCCGGGTAGCGGCGGAACGCATCGTCAGACGCCGCACCCCGGAGCCTCAACACTCCGCCGTTCGACAGGAAGATGTCGGTCAGCGTGTCCCTGGCCTCGCCCTTGCGGATCGGCCGCATCAGCCGCGCGAGCGCCGGTGTGTCCCGCAACATCGGCCCGACCTCCGAGCGTCCGAAGTCCTCGGCGTCGGGGATGGTCGGCTGCGCGATGGCACACGTCGTCGGGTCCTGCTCGAGGTGGTAGGCCGTCGCCAGAAGCAGCAGTCGCGTGTACCCGACGCGCGCCGCCTTCGGGACGGTGATCAGCGGAATCGTCGGGTCGCAGAATGCGTCGAGGATGCCGCGCTGGTAGCCGTAGAGCTTGATCCGGCCCGTCTCGGCGCCAGTGCCGGCGGGCAGGTACCCGTGGCGATCCGCCCATTCGGACCCGGTGATCCGGCGGCGGATCATCAGGGCGTGGCCGCGGACCTGGCGAAGCGACTCCGTCAGTGCCGCCTGGCCGAAGGCATACTCACCCCGCTTGTGCTGGCCGATCCTGAGCGAGGCGTCCATCGTAGGTCAGCGCCTCCAGGGCGTCGGTGATCGCCTCGTCGACCAGCTCCTGGATCGCAGGCGCGCTCGTCATCGAAGCGGCGCGGCCTGCGACCTTGGATCCGACCGACTGCAGGTGCGTGCGCACCGCGGCGTATTCCTGGGTGACGACGTCGACAACGTCGGCGACCGCGACCACGCTCCGAAGCGTCTCGTCGGCCTCGACCTCGGCCGTGATCGCCTGGGCGACGGCTCGGCGGCGATCGGCCTCGTCCTTGGTGATCTTGTCGGCGCCGCCCTCGTACCGGGCGACCGCGTCATCGACCGCCCGCTTGATCCGCCACTCCATGATCTCGGCGACGGACAACTCCCACTCGATGCCGGCTGAGCGATCGGCCCGGGTGATCACCGGCGCGCCAAGATCGATCCATCGGCCGAGCGTCTGGCGCGTCACGCCGATGATCGCCGCGGCCTCATTGAGGTTGAAGGTCCGAGCGGACTTCGATGCCATCCGATCCGCCCCGCGATGTTGATGTTGAACGGCCGGTCAGAAGCTCTCAGCCGGTGGATTTGCACGGCTGGTTGCCCGACCCGTGGTGGGCGCCCCCTCCCAGGGGCCCCGTCGAGGCGGGGGAGGCGGTGCCGGCGCCGGCCGACCGGCGGGTGTGGCCGTCGAGCATCGCGTCGAGCGGGGCCGCGTCGCCGCCCCAGAGCGCGAGGCGGCGGGTGATCTCGCGGCGGTCGAGCGGAGCGGCCGGCTGGTCAGGCTGCATGGGCATCGCTGCGCCTCCAGGTGGCGAACACTTCCGCGTGGCTCGGTCCGATCGCGCGCCGGGACTGCTCTGCGAAGTCGGTGAGGAACGGATAGGCATCGAGCGGCGTATCGGTGGGGTCTCGCTTGACCGTGCGGTTCACCAGGTACAACCCGGCGGGCCGGCATGCTGCGATTCGGGCGCCGTAGTAGGCGAGATTGGCCGGCGTCATGTGCTGCATCGACATGGTGTTGACGATGAGGTCGCCGCCCCACTGGCCGGATGGGTGCGCCAGTGTCACCCGGTCCGTGAACGCCTCGGCGAGGCGGAGCACTTCGGGAAGATCGACCAGAGTCACGCTCGCGTAGAACTCGGCGAGCACATGGGCGAGGTGGCCGTAGCCGCCTCCGATGTCGACGACCGAGCGAGCATGCGGGGCCAGCTCGAGGATCCGGCATGCGTAGTACGCTGACCAGATCGAGGTCGAGGTGACGCGCACCCCGTCGAGGCGCCAGTCGGCGCCGCCGCAGCGGCCGTCGTCTTCAATCAGCCTGTCGAACAGGCCGACATCCGACACCATCGCCCGGAACCGGTCGCGCATGGTGCGCAGCGCAGGTATGGCGATTGCGGCAGTCGGCCGGGCGTACCAGTCGCCATCGAATGCCGCCGTCTGGTCAGGCCACTTCTGGTGGCCCGCCGATATTCGGTGCGAACGAAATTGCGCGATTGCCTCGGGCGAATAGTCGAGGCTGGAACGGTGCGCCTCGGGGCCGTCGCCGGGACGCCACGTCGGCACATCAGCCCTATCGGCCATCTGGCAGGGTACGCGTAAGATAGTTGCCGAGTTCGGCAACCTGGATCTTGACTCCCTCCACGTCCGCCTTGGTGGCCAGCGCCGGTCCCTCGATCAGGTCGACGGCAACACCATCGATCGGCATCAGCACCGGGAACAGCCCGTTGCCCTGCACCTCGAAGTCCAGGGTGTCACCATCGACGCCATCCGGATGGATATAAAACCGGACCTCGCCGACGCGCCCACGCTGGATACGCAGTCGGTGGTCGATGACGCCCTTGTGCTCGGCGTCGACCAGGTAGGTCTCCAGGGTTTTCATGATTTCCTCGGGATTGGAGTGGCCTGACGGAATCGAATCGACGTGACCGGGATGGAAGCCCGGCGCCTAGCCTCTCGGCCAAGACCGCGATTTGGTATCGATCTCGATGTCCTGATCACCACGCTTCCGCACCCGGCGCCACCGATGGCCGTCGAGGGCCTGGAGGCGGTGCCTGGGTGCTCCCGGGCAGGATGCGAGCATCCCCATCACGGACGGAGCGTAGTCAGCCTGGAATATGCAGCGTTTCGGCTACCGGGTCAACCAACGCGTGGTGGGCGGCTGCCCGATGTCGATCTGTTCTGCCGATAGTCCGAGTGCCTCCGCGTCGGATCGGAGAGCGGCGAAGTCCGGGCTCCGGCGGCGGCCGTTCTCCTCCGCGTCGGCAAGCAGATCGCGCATCGCCAACTCGGCGACTTCCCGGCCGCCCCGCATGGACTCGACCATGTAGGCTCGGGTGACTCGCAACGCCGCCGCCGCCTCCGTCTGGATGTCGAAGGCTTCGCACGCCTCGGCCAAACTGTTCTTCAGGTCGAGGAACAACCGGTTGGAGGCGACCAGCCAGGGCTCGGAGGCACCGGGGAACGGGACGCTGTGAACCGGAGCGTGCTCGCCGATGGTCCTGATGCCACCGGACGACAACACGCCACCTGTCGCCCATGGTTGCGGAACGTGCGGCATCACCGGCGCCGCTACCAGCGCTGTCGACCCGAGGAGGAACTGGCGACGATGCATGTTCATGCCTCCGGCAGCATGTCGGCCATGGCACTGATGGTGTTCTGCACCTGCGTCAAGATCCGCGCGTAGTCTTCCGACGACCCGTAGAACGGGTACGCGAGGTTCGTGTACCGGATGCTCAAGGGGCCGACCCTCTCGATGCCGTCGGTGTCTCCGGTCAGCGCCCGCGACATGGCATCCTCGAACTCCCGCCGCGCCAAGTCCAGCATCTCCGCCGGCGATGCCAACCAGGCCTCACCCATGATCAGTTCGGCCGGTCCGACCAGGAACGCCCCGCTTGCGGTGGTCGCTCCGGCGCTGATGAGAAACTGGCGGCGGTTCATCCGCGCGCTCTGTCGATCCGGCTGCACTGACGCCAGATGTTGACGCAGTTCCAGGCAACACCGATGCCAGCCACGAACGTGACGACCGCGGCCACCCACTGAATCGCGGTCAGAACCTCAGCCATCACTTCTCCTTGGCCGACATGTACCGTCGGCCGTTCAGCACGATCTCGTCCGGCGCGACGTCAGGAGCAGCGGGGCCGGTCTGGATGGTCATCCGCCGAGCTGTCCGACCGACGACTGCGACACCGGCGGAATCCTCGCCGATCGTCGTCTCGCCCTTCGGCCACGACGCGCCGGACAGGTCGTCGCTATACCGCAACATGCTCTCGCCCTCCGGCGGTGTCGCATTCGCCAAGGCGTCGAGCGCCATTGTCACGTAGTGCCTCGGCACCTGATCTGCGGTCCCGTATAACCGCAAGTCCTGTGCGGCAACCGCTGCTATGCGCAACGCAGCTAATTGCGCCTCCACCCTCTCTGCCCGCGCCAGAAGCGCCGCCTCGAGTTCCGGCACACCGAGCCCGAGAACGCGGGCTTCCTCTATGAGGCCGGCGAATTGCCCGTCGAGGGCGGGATCCGCCTTGCCCTCGATCACCACCCGCTTCCCGTCCGACGGATCTGATGTCGTCGGACGGCTCCGCCGCACCGTCAAATCCTCGGTAACCTCGACCCGCATACCGTCACGGAATTCAATGGCCGCGAAGGATCCTGACTCGTGATCGAGGCCGAACACGGCGTCGGCAATCATCACGATTTCGTCGAGGCGAACAGTATCGCTCTCGTGAAGCTTTCGGTCAGTTTTCATGGCCGCCATCCTACCCCACCTTCCGCAAGCTCGACAGGTGCACCCTGACCCCGCTGTTCGCCAGCACCGCCCGGATCCCGTCGATCCCGGCAATCCGGTCGACATAGTCGGTGCCCTCGATCTCGACCTCGTCCCCCGGCTTCACATCGGCCGCAGCGCTCCGCTTCCGCATGGCCTTGGGCAGCGGGCCACGGAACTCGCCCTGCGCCTCCCGCAGGATCAGCGACCGGATCTCCGCTCCTGGCAGCACGGACGGCGCGTCGTCGGTCGTCAGCACGGGGCCGTGCGCGTGGTCGATGCCCCGCACCGCGATCCAGTCGACGGCATACCCGCGCCAGGCGCCCATGAGGACGTAGCCGGGGAAGATCGGGCGCTCGATCTCGCGGTAAGGCTGCTCGGGCTGGTGCTTCCGGGTGCGCTTCGCCCGGATCCAGAACGACATCAGCGGCACGTAGGCAGCCAGCCGCATCAGCCCCAGGTCGTCCTTGACCTCCGCCTCCCGGCCGATCTCGCACCGCAGCGCGTACCACGTCATCTCGGTTGTCGAGATCGGCACCTCTTCGCCGAGCCCGTCGCCCAGCCGCGGTCCGAGATCCCTCGCGCGTGCGGTCGGCAGGATCGTCACCGGCAGGCCTCCGGACCGGGCGACCCGGCCAACGATCGTCAGGCCGGTCGGGCCGCCTGCGGTGAACACCGCATCGCATCGAAAGTTCGCGCACCAGAACCTGCCCCGCGGCAGTCGGGTCGAGAAGTGCCCGCAGCTGGGACAATCAGGACATGACGCGTCCGGTTCCCGGCCGGCCGAAAGCTCCGGGTCCGGCCGTACGCCGCGCAGGCCGAGGTCTTCGGTCATGACGACACCACCTTGAGTTCCGGCTGATCGACTGCAATCAGCTTCTTGCGCACCAGGCGCGCGACGATCACCTTGTTTCGGAACGCCGGCATGTCCCGCATGCCCGCCTTCCACATCCTGGCCAGACGCTCGTCCCCGCCCTCGTACTCGGCCGAACTCGGCGCAACGAGGCAGACGGTCCCGTGATGGCGTCCGTTGCTCGACCTGCCCGCCGGCATCGGCCGCAGCCGCGCGACCTCGGCGTCGGCGATCGGCTGGTCGAAGTAGCTCGGGCTGGCCGGCGGCCAGGTCCCGCTGCCCTTCCGCTTCGCCGTCGCCGTGGTGACGCCGGCGATGACGTCGGCCTCGGTGCAGCCGGCCGCCAACCACCGCCTGGCCATCTCCTCGACGCCGGACCACAAGCCCGGCCGCTCCGTCCCGAGGCCGACGATCTCGCAAACCTTCCCTGCCAGCTCGCGCGCGCAGTCGTCGTCGTCAGGGTGGGCGGGGGGATTAAGGGGGGTGGGATGGGGTGCAGGGGAAGGGCGGGGGGAACCAGGGGGGTGGGAGGGGTCCGCGGACGCGTCCCGTGACTGTCCGTGGATTGTCCCGTGACTGTCCTCGGATTGTCCCGTGACTGTCCGCGGACATTCCGCGGACGATGACCGTGAGCGCCTCTTCCGGGCGGCCTCCTTGGCGCGGCGCTCGGCGTCCTTCGCCTGCGCCTCTTCGAGCGCCTCCACGGCGATGGCGATCACCTCCGGCGTGGCGCCGGCGTCCGAGAGTCTGCGAACCAGCGCGGCAATGCTCATCGCCAAGCCCTCGCGTCGATCATGTCCGCCGTCAGCGGCATGCGCTTATCCCCACCTTGCGAAGGTTGCTTCGATCGTCACCGGCGCCACGTAGCTGGCCACGATCATCGTCGCCGGGCGCTTCATGAGCTGACTGCAGATCGCCCCTATGCGGTCGCATAGCTCTGCATCGCGGGCCATCAGGAACGCCACCCGACGGGTGGCGTGCAGGACGGTCGTGTGGTCGCGCTCGAAGAACCGGCCGACCTCGGTCGTGGCGAGATGCGCGACCTCGCACGACAGGCACATCGCCACCATCCGCGGCAGTGCGTGGCGCATGGTGGCGCGCCGGCTGCGCAGGGTGGCCGGAGCCACCCCGAACTCGGCCGCTACCGCCTTCGTGATCTCGGCCATGGTCGGCGCGCTCATGCCGCCTCCACGATCGACGATGCGCCGCCGACATGCGTCGTCGCCCGGCCGATCCGGCCGAGGGCGGCGGTCCGCACCTCGCCGTCCGCGAAGCCTTCACGAGCCTTCGACCGCTTCAGGGCGGCGGCGAACAGGTCATCGGCCTTATCCGTCTCGTCGACCAGCTGGCGCTCGAGGCCGAGGCCGAACCCGTCGTCGGGCTTCGGGATCACGAGGCCGTCGGGCAACGGCGGCAAGTCGGCCTCGGGAACCCGCCCCCATTTGTTGCCAGGTTTCCGTGGTGGCAGCCCGAGCTTACGGCGCCGCTGGCTGATCGAATCCGCCTGCACGCCCAGCACGGCGCAGATGTCCCTGGTGCGATCGCCGGCAAGCCACATCCGCGTCAGGATCGGGTCGCGCCATTCCCAGAAGTCCGCTTTCGGCATCGTCCGGCCCTCACACCCGCATCGGCATGGCGACGGCCGTCCGCTCCATCCCGTCCGGCGGAGCCACCGCGTCGAAGCGCACGGGGCTCGCCCCGTCGGTCACCTGCATCTTGGCCTCGCCGCCGTCCATCATCGCTAGGCCGTGGGTCAGCAGCTTCAGGTTCATGCCGATCTCCAGGCTCCCGGCGCCCCAGCAGATCGGCAGCGGAACGCTCGCCGTCTTCTCGGTTTCGTCGCCGTCGCCGTTCAGCATGAAGTCCATGACGGTCGAGAGGCCGAGCTTGATCGTCGCGGAGGGCGTCTTCGCGCCGGAGGCACCGACGGCGGTGCGGATGACCTTGCCCAGCCGCCGGGAGTCGATATCGGCCACGGCGTTCGTCTGGTCGGGGATCACCCTGTTGTAGTCCGGGAACGTGCCGTCGATCAGCTTCGACACCATCGTGCCGGAGGCCCGGCCGGGGAACCTGACCGAGATCCCGCCATCGCCGATATCCATCGTCACGTCGTCGCCGGCCGGGACAAGCCGGAGGCGCTGGATCATGTGCAGGACGGCAGCGCGCGGAATGATGAAGCCCTCCCCACCGAAAGGGACATGACCGGGGATTCCGAACCTTACCCGGCCGAGGATGTGGCCATCGGTCGCCGCCGCCTCCCAGCGATACCGGCCATCCGCGCCGGGCATCATCGCCAGGTGGACGCCGTTCAGGTAGAAGCGCGTCGGCTCCGTCGAGATGAACGGCCGCAGGCATTCCAGGACCTTCAGCCACTCCCCGGCGGTCGCGGTGACGGTGACCGTCGCATGGAGCGCTCGCATGGCCGGGAAGTCCACCGTCGGCAGCGTCCGCACGGTGGCCTTGAACGCCCCGTCGTCCAAGCCGAGGTCCAGGCCGGACAATGCCGCGGAGACGTGCATGCGGCCCGCATCTTCGTCATCGCGCAGCTCGATCGCCGACGACTCGCGGAAGTTCCCGGCGATCCGGCAGAGCTGTCGATAGGACGCCGTCGTCGAGCCGCTGTCCCTGACATTGGCCTCGATCTCCACCGTGCTCTCCAGGTCCATGTCGGTGACCGTGGCCACCAGCCGCTGCGTCGCGGTCTGGCCGTCCAGGCGGACGTTGTAGAGGATCGGGATCGTGTTCCGGGCGCCGGTCACGCCGGAGAGCGCAGCGAGGCCCCTGGCCAGCGCGGCGGGAGATGCTTCGAAGTTCAGCATGAGCTGTCTCCTTGCTCGGCAGTTATTTGCTGGAGGTCGAGCGCAGCCCACCCGAGCGGGGTCAGGCCATAGCCGCTACCGGCCGGCTCTCCTTCGTCGGTCCACAGGCCACGGTGGTATTCCGTGACGCCTTTCCGGGCGAGCGCGCGGATCCCGCGGCGCACCAGCCTGCGATCGACGCCGCTGCGACGCGCGATTGCGTTGAACGTCAGGCAACCGAACTCCTCGCCCATACCTACCCACGCGGCCAGGAGGAGACGCTGCAGGGCGGTCAGGCGTAGCGATCCGGCCTTCCGCCACGCCTCGAACGCCCGCTTGTCGCCGAACGGGACGAAGAGCGCTGGCTTGCGGTCCAGGTGCGATTGATCGCGCTCGGCGCGGAACGAGCCGAAGCCATGACGTCGACCAGGGAAGTCGAAATGCACAACCACCTGGCGGATACGAAGCCGTCCCGCCTTGTCACGCGAGACATAGGCATTGGGGCGGGTGTACCGACCTGCTTCGTCCCCTCCGATCACGGTCACGCCTGGATGCTCGCGTAGCAGACGGGCCTGCATGACCTTGATCGCCCGGACCTCCGCCCGCTTGACCCTGGCGTGCTCCGCGACGTGCCGGACCCGGCAGGCCGGCGTGCAGTAGACGGCGGCAGCCTCCTCGACGATGTCGAAGTCGATGACGTTGCCGTCGTCGTCATAGGCGCCGTCTTCGATGCGGACGCCGCAGCCGTCGCATTCCCGCCACCAGCCGTACTCGAACAGCGTCGTGAATGGCACCGGGCCGGGGCTGCAGTGATCGAACTCCGGAGCACGGCGGCATGTGACGGAATGGAAGTCGCTGTCGAGCTTGTTGGCGCCGATCCGACGGGCTGCGGCATTCAGCCGGGCGAACACGACCTCGGCATGCGCGTCGCTTTCGTCTTGGACCACGTAGGCCTTCAGGGCGCCGCTCATTCCGCCGCCTCCGCCGTGATGTGACGAGCACCCGGCGGATCCGAGAACAGCGCCTTGACCAGCGCCTTGGCCTGATAGTGCTCGACGGCGTTGCCGACCTGTCGGGTCCGCTCCGTCTTGTTCCCGGCGAACTTGTATCCGGGGTCGAAGCCCATCGCCCGGGCCAGCTCGTAGTCCTCGAGCATCCGGAACCGGATGTCGAAGACGTGCGGCACGCCGTCGACGAGGAACACGCGCCGCTGGTCGATCGCTATCCGCAGGTCCTCGTCCTCCCCGGCCGCCTCGAGGACCGCCTCGACGAGCGCCTGGTTCTGCTTCGTCACTGGCGGATAGATCGGCTCCTCGGCCGACCGTGCGTACGTACCTCGCCCGCCCGTCTGGTCGGTCTGCACGACGATCGGGGTCGCCGTGCCTTCCACCAGGTCGCCGGCGCCGCGGTGCGTCACCGTCGGGAACGGATTGTCGACGTCGTGCGTGCGGGGTTCCTGGCCCGGCCGCTCGCCGAAGTGCGCGGCGAGGAACGGCTTGGCCGCGGCCTCGACGACGCCGATGCGAGCCACCGTCGTCACCGTCGGCGTCGGCGCGTCCACGTCGAGGACTCGAGGCGCCCGGCCCGTGTCGTCGCCCTGCTGCGGCAGCATGAACGGTTTCGCCACCGGCTCGACCATCCCGAACCGCGGCTTGGCCGTCACCGTGTCCAGCGGCTGCTCGACGCTCTTGCAGGTCTCGCCGGATCCGCTCCCGTAGTACGGGGAGATCATCGGCTGAGCGATTCCGAGCTGCGACCTGGTGGCGATCGTCGGCGCAGGATCGTCGGCCGACGCGACGTCCGAGCGCCCCTTCATCTTCACGATGACGGGCTCGGCGATCGCGACACCGCCTCCGGTGGCCGTCGTGATGCCCGGCACCGGCTCGTCCGTCGACTTGGCGACGTTGTGCGCCCGATTACCGATGACGAACGGCTGCGCGACGGGCTCCGTCACCGACACCGCGCCGCCGGCGACGATGGTCGGCATGGGACCGTCGACTCCCCGGGCGGTGCCGCCCTGGCCCTGCGCGAGGACGAACGGCGTCAAGGACGGCTGCGCAAGCCCGATGTGGTTGCCGCTCGCCGTAACGGTCGGCACCGGCAGTTCGATTGACCGCGCGTCGCAGTGCTGGCGCAGGATCACCAGGTACGGCTCGGGCCAGCCGAACTTGACGGCGCCGGCCCATATCCTGGCCATGGTCTTCGGAGCGAGGTCGCGCGGGCGCGTGAAGATCGAGCGGCCCGGCAGGTTCCAGTCGATGATCTCCTTCGCCGCCCGCCAGCGCTCGCGCTTGCCGGACACCAAGTCGAACGTCGCGGTCTTGGAGTGGCTAGGCGGGGGAAACCAGAGCCGTTCCCGGTCGCTGCGGGCCAGCAGGAAGAATCGCTGGCGCGTGGTCGCCCCGCCGAAATCGGCCGAGTTCAGGATCCGGTACTCGCACCGGAATCCGAGGCCTTTGATGGTGTCCAGCCACGCCCGGAAGTATTCGCCCTTCCGGCTCTTCATCGGCTTGCCGGTCCGCCTGTCGACCGGCCCCCAGTCCCGGAACTCCGGGACGTTCTCGATCAACAGCCGCTTCACCCGCAGCTCGGTCAGCCAGGTGATGATGTGCCAGGGGTCGGAACGTTGCTGGTCGGACGTCGGCCGGCCGCCGCGAGCGCGGCTATGGTGCGTGCACGTCGGCGACGCCATCAGCAGGTCGAGGTATCCCTCGGGAACCTCCTCGATCGGCCGCGCGGCGGCGATGTCCTGGCAGTGGACGCGGGCCGAGGGGAAGTTCAGCCGGAACGTCTCGACCGCCACGCGCCAGTGATTGAGGCCGATGAGCTGGGCGTCCAGGCCCAGTTCCTTTAACGCATCCAGCGCTCCGGACGACGTGCCGCCGGCACCGCAGAGCAGATCCGCCACCAGGAGCTTGCGGCCGGCCATCAGTCGTCGCCCTTCTGGTAGCCGAGCGCCTCGGCGACGTGGAGCCGCTCGACATACGGCCGGCCCTCGAGCGCGGCGATCGACAGTCCGACCTTCACCGCCTGTTCCCGCTGCATCCCGCGCTCGCAGGCGAGCCGCAGCAGTTCCTCGGCGTTCGCGGCCAGGGCGGGACCGCCGGAGTTGTTGAGCAGCGTCGGCCGGACCTTGCGCCCGCGCTCGACCCGCTCCCGCATCGTCGCGGACGGGTCCGTCGGTGGCGCGAACAGAAGATCGGTCACCGCCGTCGGCGGGACGATGACGACGATGTCGGCGCCGCGGTCGACGAAGCTGAAGATGTCGCCGCCGATCGTGTCGTAGACCGATTTCAGGTGCCGGATCGCCAGCGCGTCGCCGACCAGCCTGACCGTGTGGTTGCCGACCGCGGCGATCTGCAGGGCCCGCTTGGCGGTCTCCTGGCCGACGACCTCGGTCATGTCGGCGGCGGTCAGGCGCTCGTAGGCCGCGACCGCGTCGTCTGCCCTTGCGCGGGCAAGCATGTCCTCGCTGCGGCTCATTGCCCGGCCTCCGCACCTTGCCCGGCCGCCGGGGCTGCCAGAATGGTTCCGCCACCGCGCTCCAGGTCGGCCAGGTGCTGGATGGCCTGGCGGTAGTACGACTGCTTCAGTTCGGCGCCGACCGCCTTCCGGCCCATGTCGATGGCCACGTAGAGTTCGGAGCCGATGCCGGCGAACGGGCTGTAGACGACGTCGCCCGGGTTGCTCCACAGATCGACGCACCGGCGGATCACTGTCAGCTGCAGCGGCGAGATGTGCCGCTCATCCTCGACGTCGCGGGCCGACCGATGCGTCAGCACGTCGCTCTGGGCGATGTCCATCCACACCGGCTCGGCGTATCGCTGCCACACGGCGACCGAGTACCAGTCGTCACCGGGCACGTTCTCCGTGCGCATGCTGCCGGTTTCGGTCACCAGCGGACCGTCAGGTGCCGTCTCGCTGCCGTAGTACGCGTCGAACGCGCCGGCGATCGGCTCGGGGTTCTCCCCGGGCTTGCGCATCGTCACGACGTAGTCGGCGACGGCCATCCGGCTGAGCGCGGAGTCCTTGACCACCTGCTTATGCAGCAGGCCGATCGATTTCGACCGCTGCATCGCCGAGACCGGATCCTTCCGGATGCAGACCTCGGAGTGATAGATCCAGCCCGCGTCCTGGAACGCGCGGATCACCTCGCCGCGGAAGTCCCGCAGGCCGATGAAGCCGTCGCGCAGCTTCGAGGTCGGCAGCTGCATGCAGTGGATCGAGCAGAGCCGTCCCGGCATGGTCGCCCGGTACAGCTCGGCGATCAGGAACCGGAAGTGCGTCCAGAACGTCCCGCTGTCCCAGCAGTTGGACATGTCGCGCGGATCGTCCGAGAACGTGTACAGGCTCTCGAAAGGCGGACTGAAGATCGTGTAGTGCAGGCTGTTGCCCGGCAGCCCTCGAGTGACCTCGACACAGTCGCCGTGCCAGAGCGTCCATCCCTGGCCGGATGTCTGGTCCATGACGTTCACGCTGCCAGCCATGCCGGAAGCTCCATCGGTTTGTCGGGGGTGTGAAAGGTGGTGGCGACCCTGCCGCCGCGGATGTTCGCGACCGTCAGGTCCCGCATGTGCTCGGCCATCGCCGAGGCCATCGCCTCGTACTTCGCTTCCTTGGCCGCGAGGTTCGCGACCACCGCGCCCTCACGATCGGAAGCGATCAGCCATGCCGTGACCGGCCGCATCTGGCCGAACCGCCAGCACCGGCGGATTGCCTGATACAGCTGCTCGAAGCTGTCGTTCAGGCCGACGAACACCATGTTTGCGCAGTGCTGCCAGTTCATGCCGCGACCGGCGATCGACGGCTTGCTGATAAGGTTGAGCGGGTCGCCTTGCGCGAAGCCGAGGAGGTTGCGGATCTTCGTGTCGGTCGGATCCGAGCCCTGGACGTTCACCGCTCCGGGGATCGCCCGGTACAGCGCCTCGGCCTCGGCGTTCAGGTTGCACCAGATCAGCCAGGGCTCGTCCGGCTTCGACGCCACGACCTCGGCAGCGGCAGCCACCCGTGCGTCGATGCTGTCCCGGCGGGCGCCGATCCGCTCCGACATCGTCGCCGCCTGCGTCGGGAAGAGGGTGCCGCCGGGCTCGACGACATGACCGGTGTCGACCGTCACCTGGCGGATATCCAGCGGCGGCAGGTCATATCCGGGCTCGTCATAGCCCATGTCTCGCGGGTGACGGATCATCACCGCCCAGGACGCCACCCACCGCCAGAAGTCCGGCGCGGCGTGCCGTTTCAGCCGCCATTCCTCTTCGGCCTTCGCCCTGACCGACCCGTCATGGACGAAGAACATGGCCAGCATCTCCTTGGCGCTCATCACGCCCAGGAACTCCGAATGCTGGCCAAGCTCGGTCCAGTCGTTGGGCGCCGGCAATGCCGAGCCGCAGAACAGGTACGGAACGCGCCGGCAGGCCTCCGTCAGGTCGACCCGCGTGCGGCTGTCGTGATCCTTGATGATGCCGGACTCGTCGAGGACGACGCCGGGAAACGAACCGATGTCGAACTTGTCGCGCCGCTCGAAGTTCGTCACCGCGATCGGCGACGAGATCGCCGACTGGTCGGCCGCGTAGGCGACGCCGGGGACGCCGAACTTCGCAGCCTCCTGCACGGTCTGCTCGGCGACGGCCAGCGGCGTGAACAGCAGAACGCCGCCCTGCGTCTCGTGCACCACCTGGTCCGCCCAGGACAACTCCATCAGGGTCTTGCCGAGGCCGGTGCCGGCGAACACGGCGGCACGGCCGCGGCGGCATGCCCAGGTCACGATGTCCTGCTGGAACGGCTTGATCGCCTGCGGCATCGGCCGGCGGGGCTCGAACCCGGCCGGCGGCGCCACCGTCGCCTTCGTCGCCAGGAACGCCTCGTAGGCGTCCGTACCTTCCCCAGCCGCCGGCGGGGTCTCGGCACCACCCGGCCCATCCGCCGTGGCGGCATCCAGCGCCAGGGGGAGCTGGCCGGTATCCTTCCGGCGGCGGCTCACGCTTCCCCTCCGCTGGCGACGGCTATCCTGGTGTAGGCCTTGCCGTGATGCCGCTCGCAGTACGACCGGCCCGGCCCGGCGTGCTCGCCGCAGAATTCGAAATCGGGCTCCTTCGTGTCGCCGATCGGCCAGCGGCAGGCGTTGACCGGCAGTTCGGCCAGCAGCCGACCGGCACGACCGGCCATGGGCCGTTTCCGCTTCGTAGGCTTCGCTGGCTTCGCCGGAATCTCGCCACGGCGCACTGCCGTGGCTTTCCTCAGCGACTCAGCCTGATCCTTTTTCGGCAGGCCCATCCGCGCCACCTTGCTGGCCACGGAGTTCCTGGACACGCCCAAGGCCTCGCCGATCCTGGTGATCGACACTCCCACCTTCCGCAGTCGGACCAGGTCGGCCAATCGTTCCTCGGTCCAGATGTCGGGCCTTGCGCCGGTCATGCCGATATCCTCCCGCGCAGCGGGACGCCCTGGTCCCGCAACGCCTGCTCGACCTCTTCGATCGTCCTGGCGACGTGGACTGCGACCCCGACGGACTCGAGCGCGGCGTGCATCGCCGTCTGCTCTTCCGACACCACGCCGCCGGTCAGCGACTTCAGCTCGATCGCGAATGGCGGCGACCACAGGAACACCAGGTCCGGAATTCCGGCCTTCACGCCCATGCTCTTGCGGATGCCGGCAATCTTCGCGGCGTGCTCCAGGATCCGCGCGCGCAGCTGGTCGCTGCAGCCGGCCGGCACGTAGGGCGGCAGCCCCGGGTCCGGCGCGAACCACACCGGTCCGGCGGGAGGAGGGGGAACCACCAACGTCAGGTGCCTCACCACCTGCTGCTGCAGGTCCTGCTCCGGATGGCGCCGCGGCTTGCGGGCACCGCCAGCGCGTCGGGCGGGGGTGGCCGGCCAGCTCATGCCGCGGCCTCCGCCGGCGCCTCGGCGGCCCAGGCCGCCCAGACGTTCGCATGCAGGCCCACCAGGATCCCGAGCTGGGCCGGCGGCGGCGCCTCCGGATCGTCCTCGAGCGAGTTGACACCGTCGATCAGGACGATGTTCCCGGCGGGCGCCTTGCGGAGGCGCACCGTCTCGGAGCGGTGCACCGAGAGCACGCGGCCGAGATTCTCGCCGTTCAGCCAGACCCAGGCATCCTGCCCTCCGGTGGCGCAGTCGACGTCCACGCGGGCATGCGCGTCGGCGTTCAGGGCTCCACCGCCGCCGGCGCCGCCGACCACCGTCAGCACGCCGTTCCGGATCCCGAGGAAGACGCCGCGGTTCTTCTTGTCGTCCGACGTCAGCGGCATCGCCGCGGCCAGCGCGTCGTCCAGCACGGCGGTATCCAGCAGTGCCGTCGCTTCGAACTCGGTCGGAATCACGCGCCGGAGATCCGGGAACCGACCGTCGATGTGCTGGCCCTGCGCACGGATCGTCTCCGTCGTCAGGATCCAGTGCGTTTCCGTGATGGCGAGGCCGACGCTCTCGTCGTCGCCGATCGGCAGCGCGCCGACCATGGCGATGGTGTGGTGCGCGACGATGGCGTCCTGCATGTCGTCGGGAGCGATCACCTCCGACGCCGTGATCGACCCGACCTGGCTGTCCGTCGCTTCGGCAACCAGCCGATGCGGGCCGCCCTTGTCGACCTGACGCGCAACCAGGTGGACGCCGCACATGTCGTACCGGGTGTCGGACGGCGGCGGCGCGCACCTGACCGCGGCCAGCAGCCGCTTAAGCTCCTTCATGCCGACGATGATCGGCGCGGCGTCCGCGGTCGGCGGGGTGTGAACCGTCGAAGGGTCGAGCATCGGGACGCGCGAGGTCTTCGGGCCCGCCGCGGTCTCCACCGAGATCTTCGCCTGCGCCTTCGCCGGCTCGATCGTCACCTGCGCGCCGGCCTTCATGCCCTTCAGGGCCGCGACCAGGTAGCGGTGGTCGATGACGATCTCGCCTTCGGCCTTCGGCGACCGCAGCAGGACGGAGAACCCTTGCGTCAGGTCGGCCATGCCGACCCGCACCGCGTTCTCCTCGGCGACCAGCCGCACCGGCCGGCGCTCCACCACCAGGTCGAGACGGGCGCCCGCGTGCAGCGCGCCGGCCAGCTCGCCGGCGTCCAGGATCATGGTCATGGGGTTACCTCGAGGTTGAGGGTGTGCTGGCGGGTATCCGGGGCGGTCGTCGCCCGGACGATGTCGCGGCGGGCCTGATCCAGGCCGACCATCTCGCGGATCCACTCCGCCTCATCGAACCGGCGCGTCGGATCCACCCGGACCATCGCCAGCGCGATGTCGAACAGGTCATTGTCGAGCGCGCGGGTCATGGCTCACTCCATCCCGAGAGCGCGCTTGTAGAGGTCCAGGACGGTCTCGGCCTCGTCCCGGTCGTCCTTGTCGAGCTTCCGGAGCTTGATGACCTGGCGCATCACCTTGACGTCGAAGCCGTTGCCCTTGGCCTCGGCGAACACGTCCCGGATGTCGGCAGCCAGCGCCGCCTTCTCTTCCTCCAGGCGCTCGATCCGCTCGATGTAGCTGCGGAGCTGGTCGCCTGCGATTCCACCGACGTCGACCATTGGCCCCTCCTTTCGGGGAAAGGGCGGGCCGGCCGAGACCGGCCCGCAGTTGAACAAGGGAGGCTCCACATCAGGAGCGCGGGGAATGCCCGCACCGCCGAAGGCCCCACCTGCCGGTAAGGGGCCGTATGCTCATTCCGGGGAAGAGCCGGGGCGACGGCACGGTCGCCGCCCCGGCATGCGTCGTCTGCGGCCGGTCAGCCGACCTGCATGCGGGCCGAGGCCCGGACCAGCGCGACCTCCCGGCGCGCGGCGGGGCTGAACGGCAGGGAGGTGGTCGAGGTCGCCATCCGGACGTCGCCGTGGCGGTCGAGCGCCGGGCGAACGTCGCCGTGGCGGTCGTTCAGAAAATCGCGGACCATGGCGACGCGTTCGAAGTCGGCCGCGAGGTCGGCGATGTGGACGGCGAGCGCGACACGCTCGACCGCCGGATAGACGTCCGTCGGGCCCGCCCGGGTGCCGGACACCGTGAAGGTGCCGAGCGCCAGGAAAGCCGCCGCGACGAAGCAGGAAGCGATCTTCATCAGACGCATGTGCCTGTCTCCTGGGGTTGGTTGTGCCGGGCCGTCGAGCCCGGCGTCTGACACGACCTCGGGCCCCTGCAGCGTCACCTGTTAGGAGCGGGGTCCGCGCTCACGCGCGGCGATGTCGGGCGGTCTAGGCGGCGAGCGGTTTCACGGGCTGGCCTCCTTCGGCTCCCCGGCCTCGGCCCGGTGCCGTTCTTCGCGGCTGGCGGCGTGAGCGTTCACCAGGCCCGCGTGGATGTCGTCGATCTTGCGGCGCAGGCGGTCGGCTTCGCGGATCAGCCCCGCCAGCTCGCCGTCGGTGATCACGCCGTCATCGGCCGCCTCGCCGAGGGAGCTGGCGAACCCGGCCGCCGCGGTCAGGCTATCGGATGCCGCCCGCAGCGCCTCCGCCGCGGTCATCGGTCGGACCGGAACAGGCGGCGCATTCTCGGCGGCGAGCCGGCGCAGCAGATCGCTCACCACGGGCCGGCCGGTGTCCGCCTCTAGGTCGGCCGCCACGTCCAGCGGCATGTACGACGGATGATCCGGGCTGCCGTACTCGGCGAGCGCCGTCTTGCCCACCCGCGTTGCCATGGCCCCGGATTCGACGCCGCCGGCGAGCCCCACAAGCCGCCGGCTGGCGGCCTTGATCTGCAGGTATACCGAGGCGGGCAACTGGCGGGGGAGGAAATCGGGGGTCGCTTTCCGCATGGCGCGCTCAGCCTCCCGCGCTCACATGATCCGCCATGGCCGCAGCCGGATCATCGCAGGAGAGGAGAGCCAGATCGGCCGGATCCGGCCGCGTCCAGTTCGGGAAGCCGGGTGCGAACGACATATCGGCCGCCATCTCGATCAGCCGGTTTCCCCAGGCCTCGGTGAATGCCACCGGCAGGCAGCCGGAAGCAACCATCTGGTTACCGCACCAGATCTCGACGGCCAGCATTCCGGCGCCGATCGCGTCGCGCCGGAGCGCGCGCTGCTCGATCCGCCAAGCGCCGTCGAGCGGGACGGTGAAGTCGGTACCTTGCCCAGCCGCCGGGGAGGTTTCGTGATCGCTCACGGCATCACCCCCAAGCGCTGCGTGACGCCGCCCGCCTCCGGGCATAGCATTCCCGATCCACAACCGGAGATAAGGGGAGCGTCATGCGAGAGAAGTCCACGATCACCCTGCAGGGGACCATTCTCGTGCCCGGCCGGACCCGCGCACAGTCGACCTTCATGTTCGGGGAATTCGAAGAGGACGCCGTCAAGATCGACGTCTTCCACGCGATCAAGGATACGGTTCGGGAGACCGAGGCGGAAGCCTGGCGCCAGATCGCCGTGGAGTTCCGCACCGCTGCCAACGAGGCGGACGAACGGGCGGCACTGTTGCGGGGTTGACCGCACGGACTCAGTCCTCCGCCGGAAGCAGGTGGAGCTTCGGGTCGCCGAGCGAGAAATAGCCGAACGCCTCCGCCTCGCGGTGCAGATCGCGATCCTCGCGGTCGGCGATGTAGGACAGCAGCCCGTCGGCCAGACGGTCGGCGGCGCGGGCCTCCTCATCGTCCAGACGGCCGGCGGCGGCACGCCCACAACCGCGTTGACCGATCACCGTCATCGCGGCGGCGAGATGGCAGAGATCCGGCAGCGTAGCGGCGCGGTCGGTGGCGGTGGCGGCTTGCGCGGTCGCCGGGGAGGTTTCGTGTGTGTCGGTCATGCGGCGGCACTCCTGTTGGCGGTCGCGGTCGGCGGGTTAGCTGTCATCCAAGCCCGCGCCCTATCGATCGTCCTTGTGGTCACCGTACCGCCGGCGCGCAGGCGGCCTAGGAACTTCCCGTCATTGACCGCGCGGCGACCGAACGTGGTTTCAGCCATGCCTTTGGCCGTCAGATACCGATCGACCTCGGAGAGGAATTGATCTTGGGTGGTCGTCATGATTTCGAGTATGTGGGATTCATCCCACAATGTCAACATAGTTCCCACGTGCTCGGCGATGCTCAACTGTGGGACACTGCCCACATGGAGCAGGGGTTATCCGAACGACTTCTCCGCCTAAAGCGCGAGAGGGGGTTGAGCTATCGCAAGATCGCCGAGAAGGCGGGGCTTGGCGAAACCGCGGTGCGTGACATCGTGGTGGGGCGATCGAGGAGCCCGAAGCTCGAAACTCTTGAGGCGATCGCGAAGGCCCTCAACGTCTCAGTGTCCTATTTGGCTGCTGAAGATGATCGATTGTATGGACTGCGCGAAGACCCCACGGCCGCGTTTATTAGTCAGTCTGATGCAATCGACGCGGCTATGGCATCATTTCAGGCGATCAAAGAAGACGAAAACTTATCCGGAAACCCACTTGTCCAAAATGCTCTTGAAGCCAGTGCGATTCTGCTTAGATTCCGCCGTCAAGTTGCCCCCGTTGATATCCCCGCGCTCACTAAGGCGATCGCGCATGCGCTGGAGTACGCGGAGAGCGCACAACTAAAGGTGTCGCCAAAGATGATTGCCACTCTGGCCGCGACTTTCTATGAGACGCATACTGCGGCGGACGCCGCTATGGTTAACACTTCCTGATCTACCAGATGCAGTACCATGAATGCCTCTTCTCAACGCAGGGAGGCTACGCATGGTCCACGACATCGAAAGATTGGTCGAGCGGCTCAACATTGCCGTGCGGCACCGACTGGAGGACGTAGGCTGTTACGTGCGAGTCGGCGCCCTCTCTCATGAATGGGCCGCGCGGATCAACGCAACGGGCGGCCTGGCCAACCCGCAGTTCAGGGCCCGCAACATCGACGGCCGGGACACGCGCTGCGCGATGATCTTCGAGTGCCCCTCGGATCCGACGCGGGCGGATCAGTTCATCGGGGCGATCTGCTGGCGCTTTCATATCGTCGACGACTACATCGCCGAGTTCGAGACCGGCAGGCTCTATCACGACGACCCCACGGCCGTTGGATGGCCAACGCTCATCACCGGAATTCGGGACCGCCTAGCGTTCCTGAGAGGGCTCTGCTGCACGCGCGGCGCCATACGGTCATTCCGCGAGACCACGCCGGATCGTCCTGGATGGCGAATGATATGGTGGCTGTCGCTCTTCCCGATGATTGAGTGCCTCGAGCGCCGCGTGAACTATCAGGTGGGCATTCCGTGGAAGCACATCGGCGACCGGGACGCGCCGCGGAAGTGGTACGGGTATCAGCATCAGATGCTGACCCGGCCCTTGACGCTGCCGTTCAAGAACCTGGACGGCAGCCTGGTCGCCCCCGATGCGTCGTCACTGTATTTTTCGTGGTCCAGCTATGCCGAGATCGTCGAAATACTGCGACGCCGTCTCGTTCGGTTGGAGACTGCGCGCGACCACCAGCTTCGGGACATCGCCGTTGCCGACGATGTACTGCATCAGCCGCAGGAAGCTCCGGCTCGGGAGAGCAGGATCGCCGTCGCCGAACCGGCGCTGAATTAGGCTGAAGTGGGGCAGTGTCGGCGTGCGCATCGCCGCCGACACGTCCTCTCGAATGCAATCGGCCATGGATCCTGGGAAGTCGGCCAGGATGTTCGCCCCGGTGATGTCGGCACCGCCGAAGTAGTCGGCCACCGGCCGCCAGTGGGACACGAGGATTCGGCTCTCCAGATCGTCGACCGAGTAGACGTGCAGGGCGCAGTCCGGCGCGCGGCTGCGTAACCAATCAACCTTGACATCCCGCTCGTAGATGATGCCGCCCTTGGCCGCCGCCTGCAGATAGAGGTTCACGACCTGAATCTGCTCGTTGAGCAGCACCGCGTGGCGGTTTAGGTGGACCTTGCGGTGCGGTGCGATCTGGAGGGCGGGACGCTTGTCAACCAGGGTGTCGGGCGATACTGCGCAGGGTGGCAATAGGCCGAGATGGGCGATTGCTGTCTCCATCGCGACGAGCAGGTCGACAGAGTCCTCGCGCCAACCGGGATCCTCAAGGTAACTGCGAACGCGCTTCTCTTTCACCCGAGCCAGCGCCGCCATTTGGCGACCACTGATCTTGTGTGTCCGGCCAAGATGGACGACGCGCCGTCGGATGGCATCGACCTGGGCGATGAGGTGGGGCCCGATCAGCTCCATGTTCGCCTCCGCATCGAAACTGACGCACTCATGATTACCGAGATTACCAATTAACCACAACCATTTCTTGACACCTGCGTCGTATTCGACGCGAATGATAAGAAACCTATGCGGGAGGCCCGGGTGGAAAATTGGAACCCAGGGCAGAATGCCCAAGCGCAAACCCGAGCTGCCGCCGTCCGTCGCGGCGACCTGCTGCCTGAAGAGGCGGAGATCCTTGATCGGCGCGTCGACGAGCACGTTCAGCAAGTCCTGGCCTGGGTTGAACGCCACAGAAACGAAGTGGGATAAATCCCACTAATTTTGTTGACGTGGGAGAAATCCCACAATACATTCCCCCCATCACCGCCGTCGTGGCGGTGCCGCCCGGCAGGTCACCACGCCACCGGGGTTTCTCTAAGCAAGGCGGTTCCGAGGCGGTGAAGGGGGCGGGGCGACGGATCAGCGCCCCGCCATTCTCCGGCCTGCCGGGCCATTGCGGAGATGCGTGTACGTATTCACGACATCAACCGCCGGGACGAAGCGATTTTCCGCTGCACCGGCGATCTCCACGAGATCTTCGACAACGATCCTGACGAGATCGCCGAGGCGCAGCGCCAGCTCGCGGGGACCGGCCAGGCCATGGTCGGCGGCGGCGCCGCTCCCCTGGTCATGCTGACGATCGACGGCGGCGAGCCGCGGCCACCTCGCGCCCGCGTTCGCGCCGGTGCCCGGCTGCAGATCGCCCGGCTCGTGTCGCTCGGCCTGCCTCGCTGGTACGCCGAGGCCTGCGCGCGGGAGTCGGTCGCCAGCGCCGTCGACAACGCCCGGCGCGGGCTGCCCTGGCTGTTCTTCTTCCGCCTGCGCCGCGCCGAATACTGCCGGCGCCGCTACACCGCGCGCTGGGGCCTCCGGCGCTCGCTGGAGACGGCGTCATGAGCGCGCCGCTGTTCCAGCTCTACGACATCGCCGCCGACGAAGCGGTGGATACCTTCCCCAGCCGCGAGGCGGCCGAAGCCACCGCGGCGACCAACGGGATTGCCCGCTTCGCCGTCTATCGGGGCTACGAGGCGGACGACGGCCACGGCCGCACGGTTTTCGTCGCCGAACTCACCGTCGCCTGGCGCGACCCGATCATGTCGGCCGCGTGAGGCCGAAGGAGGATTTTATGGCGAAGCGTCCCAGCAAGACCGAGCGGCCGGCAGCGCGGCAACCCGAACCTGATGCGCCAATCCTGGCCATCAAAGGGTTCGATGCGAACCTCTCGTGCCGTGGCCACAAGTTCGAGGTCGGTGAAACCTACAGGCACGACGGCCCCGTGGTCGCATGTGAGAGCGGCTTCCACGCGATCGAAGGTCATCCGCTGGAGGTCTTCAACTACTACCCGCCGACGAACTCCCGCTATGCCGTCGTCGAGCAGCGCGGCCCGTTCGCGCGCCATGACGGAGACAGCAAGATCGCATCGGCGGAGATCACGATCCGGGCGGAACTGCAGCTTCCCGAATTGGTCGAACGCGCCGTGAAGTGGGTGTTCGACCGCGCGAACTGGAAGGACGGTCCAGCGGTCGACGGAGACAACGAGGCGGCGACGGCCAGCGGCTACCAGGGCGCGGCGACGGCCAGCGGCGACCAGGGCGCGGCGACGGCCAGCGGCTACCAGGGCGCGGCGACGGCCAGC